CGGCGTGTTGTACGCACACGAAAACGGGTTAAATGACGGTAGCACATCCCCGTCTTCGGCTATTAACGCGCACATAGAATCCAGTCAGATAGATATCGGCGACGGCGAAAACTTTTTGTTTTTAGACCGTTTGATACCCGACATTACTTTTAACGGGTCTACCGATGATTCGCCTGCTGCGACGTTTACTTTAAAAACCCGTAATTTTCCGGGCGGTAATTATTTACAAAGTGACGATAGTTCTGTAGAACAATCAGTAGCAGAAACGAGTACCGTAGTCGAACAATTTACGGATCAAGCGTTTGTACGGCTCAGGGGTCGTAGCTTTGCCCTGAAAGTAGCCAGTTCGCAGACGGGGATACAATGGCGTTTAGGAACGCCCAGAGTTCAAATTAGGCCCGACGGGAGAAGATAATGTCACGATTCAAGGTCCCTGCACCCTATTTTTCATTACCCCCGCAACAATACGATTCGTCTTATTTTGCGGATATTGTCCGTAGTTTTGCTGTTTTTATACACATTGCAACTAACCCCGGTGAAGAACGTGCTACGACTATGACCATAACTAATTTGCCGGATAACGACACAGGTTTAGAGGTAGGCGCTCTTTTTGAACAAAATGGGCAGCTTTTTGTAACTAGGGCAAATATTCCGCGTCCAGCGGGTTTGTCCAGCACGGGTGCTGTAGGCACAGTAACCGTGACTACAGGATAAGGTTTTGATATAGTGACAATATTATTTTACAAGGTTTGCTTATGAATCAAATAACATCTTATACGCAACCCGATACGCCCCCTATGGGCATAGCGTCTGTGCAAGCGGTTGCTGATCAACTTGCTGAATTTGGACGCCATGAGGATAATTATATAGTTCATGCGTCAGAAGGCGAAACGGTCATACCGATGGCTGTTCTGGACAGGAATCCTGATTTAAAAAATAACTTGTTTGAACAGATGCGCCAGATGGGCTTGGACCCAGAACGTTACATTGTAGGTAACGAGCTTAACTCTATTAACCCAGTTACAGGGCAACCTGAGTTTTTTCTCAAAAGAGTAGGTCGCGGTCTTAAAAAAGCGTTTAAGAAAATTGCTCCGGTAGTGTTACCCGTTTTAGCTGCCTCCACGCCCCTGGGCCCTATTTACGGTGCAATGGCAGGCACGGGTATTGCTAGTTTAGCGCAGGGTAAAAGTTTAAAGAAAAGTTTTCGTGATGCGCTAATTTCTGGTGGTATTGCGGGGTTAAGCCGTGGGTTACAAGGTATGGGGACGGATGCCGGGTTTCTTGGAACAATAAGGCAAGATTTACAAAGTCCCGGAGCACGGTTCGCGGGCACGTTAACGGGAAGAGGTGTAGGTAAGGGCGAATATTTTGGTAAACCTTTTGATGTTTCTAGGACATATAATCAAACTGCTGCTGGAACACCTGATTTTAGACAAGAAATATATAATCCAACGAATACAGCACAAAACAATTTATTTGCTAAAGCAGCAGAAATAAAAACAAATGCCGCGCAAGCCGGATTTTCTATAACTGATGACACAGCCCTTAAACAAGCGGGAGAGGCAATAAAAGCTTCAAAACCTAGCTTCTTATCTAAATACGGCCCGACTATTGGACTAGGGGCCTTGGGCCTTGGCGCTTTCGGCGCGTTTGACGAGCCGGAAGATGAAGAACAAGTAGACTTTTTTGCAGATAGCCCGAAATACCAACCTGGCACACCTTTAGGTGATGCAAATCAAAGACTTTTAACTAGTGGCGGTGTCGGTCAACCACGACCCTTTACGCCTGTAGCTATGGAAAATGTTGTTGTGCCTAGTCGTTTTAGCACACGTTATGCTGCGGAGGGCGGTGAAATAGACAGGCAATATTTCCCACCTAGAATAGGTGCTATTAGTGGCCCCGGCACGGGTACTTCTGATGATGTGCCTGCGATGTTATCGGACGGTGAGTTTGTTATGACGGCTAAAGCGGTTCGTGGTGCGGGCAACGGTAGTCGGGAACAAGGAATGAGGAACATGTACGACATAATGCGTCGATTTGAAGGCGGAGCGGTTGGCATGGCTGATGGTGGTGCAGTTGATTTAGGAGACGGTGAACCGTCAAGAGATGTAGTGTCCCGTCCGGCAGAAGAATATGAGGTTGAAAAATTAAAAGAAATGTACTCTGCTTTTGGTCCATTACAAGAGTCTGGAAACGTTCGTATGGGTCTTGGTCAAGATATGATAGAAGTATATGCTCCTATTGATGAAAGAATAGATAACTACAAAAAAATGGATAAATTACAAGGTGTTATAGCAGCGCTTATAAATAATCCGGATCTTTTAGAAACTATAGAAATACCTTCTCTATCAAGAGAAGACGGTTCGTATGACTACGATCTTTTAGAAGGTAGTAACATACAAACGTTATTTCCTACTGAATTAACCAGAAAATATGGGTATCCTTCTGATTATATTCTTGAAGGTTTTTCTTCTGATGATCAAGTTTTACGCAGCAATATAGAAGATTATCCTTCTAGATATCAAAAAATTCCTAGCATAAGGAGGCAACCGTAATGGCAGATGAAACAAAAATTACCCAGATTACGGAGTCGGCTCCCGGTGTAGAGGCTGCTAAATTAAATCTTATTGGGGACGTCGAAGAGTTTATTAAAAACCAAATAGCGGCAGGGACATTACCTCCGGGGTTTACGGTTGCTGATTTAACGGACCAACAACTTGAAGCTGTTAAATTAGCTGAAGAAGGGGTGGGTTCGTATGAGCCGTTTATAACCGCAGGGTCCGAAGCTATTGGTGCTGGCACCGGGGCTATTACGGGTGCTGGAATGGGCGCTTATGAAAAAGCATCTGAACTTGTAGACCCGTCTGCTATTGCACAATTTTTTAACCCTTACGAACAACAGGTTGTTGACCAGACTTTAGCTGATTTAAATCGTGCGAGTCAGATGGAAGGTGTTGCAGGACGCGCTAGAGCAGCGGGTGCGGGTGCGTTCGGTGGTTCTCGAATGGCGGTAGAAGAAGCAGAGCGGGCGGGCCGTTTATTTGACGCTTCTGCTCGATCTGCAGGGCAACTTAGACAACAGGGTTATACGCAAGCTGCCCAGTTAGCACAAAACGCTGCGGCGTTACAAAGTCAGATTGGTGCGGGTATTGGTTCACTAGGTGCTACGCTAGGTAACTTAGGCACTCAACAAGCCGGACTCGGTGAATTAACCAGTCAACTTAATCAGTCGGACATAAATAATATGTTAACTGTTGGGAGTATGTTGCAAAACCAACAGCAAAAAGAACTTGAAGCACAACGGCTAACGGACCAACAAAATTATTATTTACCGTATCAACAATACGGATTTGTAAGTGACATTATTTCTCAAACGCCTTCTGCAATGCAAACTACTTCTGCGTCGGCGTCGCCTAGTGTGCCGTGGTGGCAAACGGCTGCAAATCTAGGTATTGGAACCACTGCGGCAGGAGTTTCAGCAAGTAAAGCGGGGATTTTATAATATGAACAAGGTTTTATCTCGACCACTTTTTAGGCAAGCGGGTGGCCCAATTCTACCCCCAAATCCCGGATTAAACGCTCCCCCTGCTAATCCGGTTCCCATGCCGCCCGCTATGCCGCCCCAAATGGGCCCCGCTATGCCACCTCCGGCTATGGGGTTAACGTCAGGAGCTCCTTCTCCTACAGGACAATCTAGCCCAGAAACTGCGTTAGCACAGGCAGAAAGAGACGCTGGTACAGAAATGGAACAAGTCGGAGCAGAATATCTGTCTGGTGTTTTTTCAGGTATAGATAGTGCAGAAACGGCAGAAGATTTAATTAATGCGTTACGGGGTGACGACAGACCTATTCAATCTCGATATCAAGAGTTAGCTATGATCGTGGGCCCCGAAGATGCGTCCAATACGCCGGACTCTGTATTAGCTTTAGCGCAACCGGGCATTATGTTAGCTATGCCGGAAGTAGATAGCGGCGTAGGGATGCTGGTAGAAGACTTAGCTTCCGGTGCAGAAATGGTTACCCCTGAAGGTGCACCTACCGATATGGGGCAAGGTGTTGGTGGGTTAATGATGGCTGGAGCAGGGCCAATGGACCCCGGACCAGCGCCAATGGGTGATATGCCGATGGGTGGTGCACCCATGCCCATGGGCCCTGAAATGGGTATGGCCTCACAAGGTTTAGCTACGGGCGGGCCCGTTGTAAAAAAGTTTCAAGACGGGTTGTCTGTTAACGCTCCGGGCATTTTACGGGACCCCATTACATTTGATCAAGGTGGATCTAGAACACGATCTATATCAGATGCTAGAAAGCTTATTCAAGATCTTGCGCCTACTGTTGATTTAAGAAAAAGTTTTACAACTAATTTACCTTTGATTAAGGATTTATTAATTAACCCTGAGCAACGTTCTGATTACAATCAAGCCGTAATAGCAGGGCAAATAGCAGCGGGAGCTTTAAGCAACATAGGAAAAAATCAAAACCTTGGTGAAGCGGCAGCAGGAATTCTTATGCCTGCGGTCACTGCGTTACCTGAAATAGCTGGTCAAAATATTGCGACAGACGCAGCCGCTCGTCAAGCTGCGTTAAAACTAGCTTCAGACGAACTTTCCGCAGGTAGAACTTTAAGATCTACTATTACTGGAAAACTAATAGATTCGATAACTGATAAAAAAGACATAAAAAGAGATCCAACGCTTACTGCAACAGCCGCTACAGCGCGAGAAATAAGTATAAGAGCTAATAACTTAATGGAGGCTCTAAAAAGGGCTAACAATAATATAGATGATTTTGACAAAATCATTCAAAACGATCCTAAATTTAAAGAAGCTCTGGGTTCAAACCCATCTTTTGAAAGAATATTGTATAAAGAACTTTTACCTGATTATGAGCAAAATAAATTTAGTTTTTCAGAATCCGGAAAAGAGTATAGAGGACAAGTGTCTGGAGTAGCTAAAGATTTATTTTTAAAACAACTTGCAAAAGAAGTAACGGAAGTAGCGAAAGAAGCAGGAGAAAAAGTAACAGAAAAAGAAGCGCTGCAAGTATTAACAGTAGGTGGTTCTAGTGACGGTACCCAGGATAAAGTGATTCGGGAAGCTGTGCGACGAACAAGAATGTATAACCAATTTGGTGCAGTAGTAGACGCTATGCTATCAGGCTCTTTATTTCCAAGAATACCACCAGGCGCTGAAGTAATTAATTTAACAAGTGATGACATAAACAACAAGTCTAGTTCTCAAAGACCACCTTCCGCGGAAGATTCTTCTTTTCGCAATAGGTTTCAAAGTCGTATTTTTAGAGCTACGGGCGGCCCGGTTATTAAAAATTTTAACGAAGGTCAAAATGTTGAAGCTGAAAATGTATCGGAAGGTCCTCGATTTGAGTATAGAGATAGTCCTGAATTTATACGTGAACTTGAAAACCTTCAAACTGCTTCTAGACAAAACGCACAGGCAAGAATGTTAAATGCGCGTGGAGAGTCTATGGCTGATTTTCCAGAAGCGTATGGCTGGTCTGGAGCTTTAAAAACTTTTGCTAATGAAATATCCGATATACTTCCTTTTAAAGAACAAGAGTTTTTTCCAGAAGTACGAAACGCTAGAAATTTGATGAGAATTTTAGATGAAAATTTTATTAACGCTCGACCAATCATAACGGGTTCTCAAAAATTTGCTAGAGAGGGTCTTACTTCTGGTTTAAAAATAGAAGAACGAACGGGTTACAGCGTTCCTATTCCTGATGGTCCTTTTCTTACTGGTTTCGAAGCATACAAACGACTAGTAGCGATGCGTAACGATTTAGATCGAAAACAAGTTGAATTGCTCAGTAGCTCTAAAGAGTTAGGCTTAAAAGAAGAAGACGACAATAGAATAAAACAAGATTTACAAGTTATTAATGATTTAATAGGAATGTTTGATGCTACTATAATAGAGTTTGAAAAAGCAGAACCTAGTTATTATCGAAATTATATGAAACAACAGGGGGGCCCTAGCGTTAATGTTAAGGGCTCGGGACCGGAAACGTCTGAAAATAACACTCCAACGAATATGCCAAAAATTGACCCTAAAATTTTAAGACAACGCACATTAGAAAAAATAAGAGAAAATAGTCAAAGGAACTAATAATGGCTGAAGAATTAAATGTGACTCCAGCTTCTAATGATGTAAATCCATCTCCGGAAGAAGTGACTACACCTACTTTTGGAAAAAATTTGGTTGAGTCTGGCGAGTATGAAAAAGATTTAATTTTTTATAGCAACAAGCTTGGCTATAACAGGACGGACACTTTTAATGCGTTAGCAGATCTTTACGCAGCTAAAATGAAAAATTCAGTAAATCCTGCGGATCAAGCGATATATGATATGTTTCCGTGGAAAATAAATGAAAGAAATCAATTTGATCCTACTTTACCCCCGCCCAAGGACCCAAACACTGGAGAACGTTTAGATTATTGGTATACCGGAGAAGATTGGATAAAAACACACCTTCCTCTTCAAGAATCTCTTTTACAATCGTTTGGCACTGAAGCAGCACTTGCTTTGGGTTCTGCTTATCCGGCGATAAAAGCAGGCACCCTAGCAGGCTCTAAAACTCCGGGGGGTCCTCTTGCTAAGGCTGGCGTGGGGGTGCTTGCAGGTGGGGTTACTCTTTTGGGGGCAGATAAAGCTTTACGTGAAGGTTATGAATTTTTAGCTGAAAATTTTAGTTTTCTTCCTCAAGGAATAACTGACGAAAAAGCTAGAACTCCTGGGGCGCGTGGTGCCGGGGTCGCGGGGCAATACGTTGCGGAAATGATTCCTTTTATGTTTGCTTTTAATAAAATTGCTAAAACGGCTGATGTAAATGCGATTGATTTTGGAAGTGCTTATTTTAAAGAAAAAACAGATTCTTTGTTTAACCCGAAATTTTCTTCGGACCCTAAAACTTTTCAAAATTATTATAATTTAATTCAAGCCGAAACTGCTCGTAAAGTAATAAACCCCGCACTCGGCGAAACGTATAGAATACAAAAAAAAGTACGAAGCGGTGCTGAAAATATTACTAGAGAATTGTTAAAAAATTATCAAAACAATCCTGCGTTGTTTAATGCGTTAGAGTTTTTTTCGGGAGCATCGGCAGCAACAGCCGCCGGGGTTGTAGAGTACAACATGCCGGACAATATGTTTGCTTCTCTTGGCGCAGAAGTAGCAGCAAGCACCTTGGCTCCAGGAAGAATGTTTGGTTTAGCTTTTACCTCTGCGTGGCCTTACGTTCAAGCAGGAACGGGGCTTACTGTAAACGCTGTTTTTAGTCCCATTGAGACATTTGGAAAAATAACCGATAAAGCAGCGGACGTTGCATCTTGGTATAGGGAAAGAAGTCAAAGAAAATCTACTGAGGCTGCAACAGAATGGTTAGCTACAGCTATTAGAAATAACGCTGAAACTTTACAAAAAGAATACAATATAGACCCAGCACGATTTAAAGAAACTACTGTTCTTGATGATAAAGGTGAGCCCCGAATTGTTAGCAGGGCGCCCACAGCAAGAGAACTTATAGATAACTTAATAGGGCATTTTTTAGAAGAACCTTTAGTTTTGCCTACTAAAAACGGTGGCGAAATAGTTATTAACACTATAGATGATATACAGGGTCTTGGTAATTTTAAAGATCTCACAGAACCAGGAACTAACCCAGTATTATTAACACCTTTTCAAAAAACACATTCAGAATTATTTGGTGCTATTGAAAGACTATTAACAACGGAAGTAGGAACTCCCGCCCAACGAGCACAATTCAGATCCGAAAGAGATCGAGCGCACAAAGACTCTATGTCTGTTTTAGGTAAGTTGTTAATAACGCTTTCAAGTCAAGGTAATGTAGATAGTTTAAAAGCTGCGTCTAAATTACAATCCGACATGCTTCTTGATTATTTAAATGGTTTAATCGCATCACGGGCGGAAACGGCTAGAAGAGCTTCTGCAAAATTAGGTTTTAAGGATAATGTTCAAATAGCTAATAACATAGAAACGTTAAGAACAGAGCTTATAACTTTACAAAGTAGTTTACAGGACATAGCTAGAAATTATTATTTAAAAGCTACAAAAGAAGCAGAAGAACGTGGCGGAAAACCTTTAACAGTTTTACCACAAAACACTTACGATGCAATATTAGATCTTACGGATGAAACTTCTATAAGTGATATTCCTAAATTTGTTCCATCTAAAACAAAACCTGTATATGTTAAGGTTGACCCGGAAGACCCTGACAGCGATGAAATACTTGTTGATTATGAAGGAACTGCTCAACAAAACCCTAAAAAGAAATTAGGTGAAATCTTAAACACCTATAATTACATAGCAAGACAATCTCGAACTATGGATGTAGGGGAAGACGGTAGAGTAATTCAAATTGGAGTTAATGCTGAAACAGATCCTTTTATAGCTAACAAGTTAAGGCAAGAACCGTCGAACAGTTTAGAAGGAGGCAGCGTTCTTGACGAATTAGAACTTTTAGAAGAAGTAAATGTTAACGGTTTAATTAACATGCGTAGCAATTTATTAAAAGAAGCGCGTAAGTTGATGAGTGGTCCTGATCAAGATCGTGTTTTGGCTAAACAATACGGAACAGTTGCTGACGCTATTCTTGAAGACATAACGGGTTTAGCAAACGGGTTTAATCCAATAGTTAAAAATGCACAAGGGGATTTAGCGCCAGATGACGTAGCCTTTGAAAAATGGAATGCTTTAACCGCAGAGGACGCTGACGGAAATCCTATAAATTCTTGGCAACAAGATTTTATTATGGCTAACACTTTAAGTAGAAAAATTAAAGATGTTTTTACCAGAACATTTTTTCAAGAGTTTTTACAAACAAAATCTACTGGAGAATATGCTAAATCGGGTGAAGTTTTACTGCAAAATTTAGTGCAGAATTTTAAAGGAAATGCACTTAAAGGTATTGCAATAGAACGTGTTGTTCGAGAAAGAATGAACAACTTAATTAACCCAGAACGCATTACAGATCCTGAATCTGTAAATTTTGGTGAAATTAAACGTCCCCAAGAAAATATTCCAGGAGTTACGGGTCCGCTTGAACCTCCGCCTGCGGTTTTGTTTGAAGCTATGGAAGGCGAACTTACGGGGGTTGATTTTACTTCTGTTGAAAATACTTTTCATCATATTTTAAGAGGGGTTATTGCATCTACTGCTGCAAAGAAAGACGCTTCAGGAATTGTTGACGTTGGTTCAGCAGTTAGCCGAGCGCAAGACATACAACCATATACAGGTTCTGTAACTAACGTTAGAAATAAAGATGTAAACAATCTTATCGTACAAATGACAGGGCCTTCTGATCTTGCGGTAACTATGAAAGCTATTGACGATGTAATGGCTTCGATACCAGAAGACGATGTTGCATTTAATTTATTACGAGGAATAAAAGAAGATTTAGGCCAAGCGGGAACAGCGGCTTTTAACTTACAGGTTGCTGAAGAATCTTTGAGCAGGTTTAATAAATTAAGAGAATCTAAAACTGGAATTTTTCAATTAACTGATGATGTTACTCCGCTTCAATTTTTTAATCGACTGTCTTCTATGCAGAATAGAAACGCAGCAACTAAAGAATTTAATCAGTTTGTTGATTTTATTGCTGAAATATCTAATCCAACTGGAGAGGGCGGAGGGTTTCCGCTTGCTGATTTAAATTTAGATAAAATTGGCAAAGCTATGAACCAGTTGGGTATTCCAGAAAACGAATTGGATAACTTTTTAACAGATTTTAAAAAGTTTGTAGACCCGGACAGCGGTCGTGTTGATACTACTTTATTAAAAGAATCTGCCGTAGATGGTATTTTATCAGGAATTTTTCATCAGGCTAATGTAAAAAGTAATAACAATAAATTAAACTTTACTGGGGAAAGCTTAAAAATATTTGAAGAAATTTTAACTAACCCAGTAGCAGGGATAGGCAAAGAAGGGCCTTCTATTATACAAACTTTAATTAATAAAGATTTAATGGAGCCCGCACACGCAAGAAATTTATTAGCTATTCTTGAAAAAATTCAGGGGTTAAATTTAGATCCAGCTTCTTTAGCGTCCATAACACCAAACGACCCGGATTTAGCTTTTAAAATTTTAATTGCACGTTTAAGTGGTGCAACAACCGGACGAAAACTTGCAGACACCGTTGGAACAAGAGCTACATTACAGTTTGCTGCAATAGGTTCTCAATTTTTTAAAGAGTTAGTAGACATAACGCCTACTTCAAAAGCGTTACCCATACTTTTTGAAATGGTTAAACCCGGAAATAACGAAATGGTAGTAGATTTATTAAAGGGCGCTAGAGAAAATATAACTAGCCCAGGAACGGCTACTAGGTTTTCTGTAGATCAAATGATGAAAAAAACGGGTAATTTATATCGAAAATTTCTTAGTGCTTTTTTTAACCCTTCTGTTATTGCTACTTCCTTAACCACTACAGCACAAGAAGGCTTGGAACAAGTGGTTGATCCAAATTTAGAAGAAGAAATGCCTGCGTACCGACGATATGACCCACGATTACCGGAAAATCAATTACAACGTCCGGACAAAGAACCCGTCAACGTGCGTCCGATAGAGCGCCCATTGACCATGTTGCCTCGACCAGCAATACAACCGACGCAACCTCAACCACGAACCATGGGGCCTGCCAGCCCACCAACACCCGACAGGATGCGGTTTGCTGGTTTATTTCCAGAAGACATTACCTCTGGGTTAATTAGACAAGGGGCTGTTAATCAGGGGATTGGTTCACTAGCGGGGTAATTATATGCCCGATCCATTGACCGTCACCGCCGCTATTACCTTGGCAGGGAAAGCTGTAGGACAAGTATCTAAATTAGTTCAAAGTGGAAGAGAATTAGAAGATTGCATGGGCCACATATCGAGGTGGTTTGAATGTTGTTCTGATGTCAACAAAGCTCGTGAACGAGCAGAAAACCCTCCATTTTTCAAGAAGTTAACTAACGCTAAATCTGTGGAAGCAGAGGCCTTAGATGCCATGATTGCTCAGAAAAAGATGCGTGACCAGAGGGCACAGTTGCGTGAACTTATCATGTGGCAGTGGGGAAAAGATGAGTGGGACAATTTGATGAAGCTCGAAAAAGAAGTGCGGGAAAAAAGAGCTAAAGCCATTCATGATCGTATAGTTCTAAAACAGAAGATACTTGATGCAATAGCCATTATTTTCTTTGTGTTATTTTTACTGGGGTTAGTTGTAGGGTTTATCTGGTTAATTCAACAAGGCGGAAACAGTGAGTAATGGTTTTAGTTTTTATGCTTACAACTTTTTTAGACGGGCAGCCTCAGCCAGACAAGTTCTACTGGGAGTCTATTGATCGTTGTCAGTATTTTGCCCGGTCGTTACGAAGACAAAACTACTGGCAGTCTCAGAAATATAATCAACCAGAGGTAGGGGCAACCTGTACCCCAGTCATGGTCAATCCAGATCGGGTAAAAGTTTGGCGTTAGTTTCAAACGCTTCTACTTTTTCAATCTTTTCTTTTAGTTTTTCTTCAAGTTTTTTTCTCTTGTTTTGTGCTTCTGCGGCTTGCTTGTAAGCTAACAAAGCGTTCTGTGCTACGCGCCATATCGGCGGCTTATCGTTTAAATCAACCATTCTCTTGCTTGTTCTCCTAAAACTTGACTACTAATTTCAATTTTATCTCGTAACGCTTTTAGTATTTTCTCGTCTACTGTCTTAGCCGCTACAAGATCTATATACAAGACGTTTGCTTCTTGTCCAATACGGTGAGCTCTGTCCTCAGACTGCAACCGAATCTCCAAATCGTAACTGTTCGAATAATAAATAACGGTCTGCGCTGCCGTCAATGTCAAACCAAAGCCCCCCGTTCGAGGCTGTCCTACAAAAAATCTTAACTTAGACTCCGGGTTTTGAAAACGTTTAACAATCTCCTGACGATCATCTTGGTGTGTTTCTCCATAATACGTTGCAACAGAGTCCTCCCCGTATTCTTTTGACAATAATTCCGCTATCTTGCGGATGTCGTAAGTCCACGTTGCCCAGATAATAATCTTGCCCTGTGTCTCTTCGACCACGGACAATAGCTCATTTAATCGGTTACTCTTAATTTCCTGTATGGGCTCGTCGTCTGGTTGCAGAAACCCGCACGTAATTTGTTGTAACCGCATCAACTGTGTCAAAACAGATTGTGTGGTTGCCATTTCACCGTTGTCAAGCTGTGCCAACGCTAACTTTTTCATCTGAGTGTACAGTTTAGCCTGGTCATCAGTTAACGTAACCTCCCGTTTTACATACGTTTTTTCAGGTAAATCAAGACAGTCTTTTTTCAACGTGCGTGTAGAAAAGTGATCTAGTTTCTTGTTTAGCTCATCTAGTCTCCTGTAACCAACAATCTCCTGAAAGTTACGGCCCGCGTGGCTTCGCTGTCGAACCACGGCATAGCGACCTCGAAACGCATAAAAACTAGAAAACCCCATGGGGCTTTTGTCCAAAAACTCGCATTGTGAAAACAAGTCCATCGGTGATTTAGTTACCGGGCTCCCGGTCAGGATACGCTTATACTTCGCGTATTGAGCAATCTTCACCACGTTCTTTGTTCGTTTAGCTTGTCGATTCTTTATCGTCGTGCTTTCGTCGATAATCATCATATTGTTCGGATTCTTCTTCATGTACTCTGTCGCGCTTGCATACCCTTTGGTTGTGCTCAACGCTTCGATGTTCATCACTAGGACGTGCAAGACTCGCGGCTCACGGGTCTTTCGATAGCACAACTGGCGTAAAGATTTTTTGTACCCCTCGGTTAGGTTGGGTTGCCAACGCACAATAAACGTGTCGATTCGTTCCGGCAGATGCGTAGGTATTTCATTTTTTACCCAGTTGTCGTAGACGCCTTTCGGGGCGCAAATCAAGACTGTGTCGATTTGTTTTTCCTCAAACAAAATTGCCATAGTATCTATTGCAATCTTTGTTTTCCCGGTGCCCATCTCCATAAATAGAGCAAAAAACTTTTTATTCCAAGAGGCGTCCAGTGCATCTTGTTGGTGTTTATACGGCTTAGTTTTTGGTATGTATTTTTGTTTCATAAAAGTGTTGCATATCAGATTAGATACGACTATATTATACAAACACCAAGGTCTAATCAACCTTTAATCATAAACAAAAGCAGGGAGCCAATATGGATAATTTGCTTGACGAACTGGAGAACGATGCTGCGTTTTCCGCTGTACCTGTCACTGACGATGCTTTGAAATCTGTCAAAAGTATCGCGTTGCAGATGCAGACTACACAGTACAAAGTGGCTCAGTTGGAAGAAGATTTGAAACGTGAGAAAGAGAATCTTCGAAAGCTGACCGATGAGGACTTACCGTCCAAATTGCAGGAGATTGGCATTGTCAATTTTGAACTGGAAGATGGTTCGGTTGTGCAGGTCAAAGAAAACATAAGCGCACACATTAAAGAAGAAAACCGTGCGGCGGCTTATGCGTGGCTGCGAGACAACGGACTTGATGACATAATCAAGAATACCGTGGTCTGCACGTTTGGCCGCGAAGAAGATGACAAGGCTTCTGATTTTTTTGCGTTTGCAAAGAAAGAAGGTTTCGAGCCTTTACAGAACTCTACCATACACCCTTCAACGCTGAAGGCTTTTGCGAAAGACCGGATAGCGCAGGGCGAGGAAATCCCCATGGATTTATTCGGTGTTTGGGTAGGACAAAGAGCAACAATTAAAAAAGCTAAGAAGGGGGTCTAAATGGCACAATCGAAAGCAGTACAAAAGAAGGAGGCTACAGAAGTAGCAGTCCTAGACACGTCCATGTTCGAAGCGGATGCGGACTTTAACACAGGTGACTTAAGTTCAGACGATCTGGCGTTACCGTTCATCGACATAATTCAGGCTACTTCCAGTAAGCACCTGAAAGGTATCAAAGGGTCCGTACCGGGCATGATGGTCAATGTCGTTAGTTCACAAACTTACCCTGGGGATGAGGGCATGATTGTCGTGCCTTGCGCGTACCAGCGTCGATTCCTCGAATGGGTAGAACGTGGCGAGAACAGCACTGTGACAGGTAAGAAACATGCTTACCCGCTCAACAAATGGGCACCAGAAGATAAGGACCGACCCACGACTGAGAAGCGGGACGGGGACAACTTTGACTGGATACCGGGTCAGAACCACTATGTCGAAGAAACCTTCTACCACTATGTGTTAGTGCTCGAAGAAGACGGGCGTCACACGCCTGCGCTTTTTTCCATGTCACGGACACAAGGTAAGAAGTCTAAGAAGTGGAACTCGATGGTTGCTTCCCAAGTAATGCAGGGCAAAAACGGTTCTTTTCAACCACCCCGTTTTGCATATACCTACAACGTGGTTGTTGTCGAAGAAAGCTCAGACCAGAACAACTGGTATGGCTTTGATGTGAAATTGCACGAGCAAGTCAAAGACCCTAACGTCTATGCTGCTGCCAAGGCTTTTGCCAACAGTATCATGCAGGGTGAAGTGATCGTGCGTGATTCGCAGGATATCGACACTTCCAGTGACGAGTCAGACGACGTACCCTTTTAATTTATCGCGGCCCTTCGGGGCCGCTTTTTACAGGGGATTATTATGTCCGTTGAACTCTTTTCATCTATATTTGATGGCCTGAAACAAGCCTACGGCACCTATAAAATCGACCGCAAACAGTCTAACGGTAAGTCTACCGGACGGGCGGGCGTCATTCGAGAACCAAGGACCACGGCATTGTGGGAGGGCCATTTATCTGGAAAGGGTGACTCTGTTGGGATTATTCCGATTAACGAGGAAAACATGTGCATCTGGGGGTGTATTGATGTCGATCAGTACCCCCTAGACCACAAAGCGTTAGTCGAGAAAATTCAACAGCTAAAGTTACCCTTGGTTATTTGCCGCTCGAAGTCGGGCGGGGCGCACCTGTTCCTGTTTACATCAGAGTGGGTCAGCGCAAAAGAAATGCAGGAAGTGCTGAATTATATCTCGGCCTCTTTGGGGTACGGCGGTAGCGAAGTATTTCCAAAACAAATTGAACTACATCTCAGTCGTGGGGACGTGGGTAATTTCTTGAATTTACCTTACTATGACCACGAGGACGGGCTCCGGTACGCTTTTCTTACAGACGGCACAGCAGCTACGTTGAACGAGTTTTTTGTATTGTACAAAGAGAACGTACAAACCAGAGAACAGATGCTGGCCCTGACTGTCGAAGAAGAGAAATCACGACCCGTGGCCGACGGACCACCGTGCCTACAGCACTTGTGTGCAGAGAAAATATCTGAGGGTGGACGTAACAATGCACTTTTTAACTTGGGTGTTTATCTCAGGAAGGCGAAGCCGGACACCTGGGAGACGGATATTCAATCTTATAACTTGCAGTATCTTGACCCCCCGTTGCCTTTGAATGAGGTGATGGTTGTTGCAAAACAGGTAGAGAAAAAAGACTATGCGTATCGGTGCAAAGAGCCTCCGATTAACGCTTTTTGTAATGCTGACCTGTGTCGAACCCGCAAGTTTGGCATTGACGCCAGTGTGACGGGGACAGTTATTGCAAACCTTCGGAAGTACAATTCTCAGCCGCCTATCTGGTTTCTGGACGTGAATGGCGTGCCTCTGGAGCTCGACACTGACGGGCTGATGAATCAATCCAGTTTCCAGCGATCTTGTGTAGAACAGTTAAATTATTTGCCGCGTTCTTTGGCAAAGCCTGCATGGGAAACCCGAATCAACGCATTACTGACCGATATGCAACAAACAGAGGGCTCTGTGGTAGAAGTCAGTGAAGATGCGTCTACGGCAGGACAGTTCTACGAGTATCTCGAAGAGTGGTGTACGTCCCGTCAAATGGCGGCAGAGCGTGAAGAGATCTTGTTACGCAAGCCCTATACCGATGAGGAAGATAATTTAATTTATTTCAGACTGAAAGACCTGACTGACCACCTGAAAAAAGTGAAGTTTAGTGATTACAAGACGCACAAGATTGCACAACGGCTCAGGGACATTAACGGTCAATCTACTCAGTTAAAAATTAAAGGAAAAACTGTGCGTGTGTGGTCCGTGCCCGCATATGGACAGACAGATTTAAATGTAGAGCCGCCTTCTTTCGAGAAGGACGAGCCACCGTTTTAGACACTTTTACAAAAAGCAACCCTTTATGTAAAAAGTATCCAAAGGAGACAAAATGAAAACAGCAGACGGATTTGACGATGCGATTGCCGGGATTATCCGGCAGTTCAACCAACCTGCCAAAGTGGTTTATGACTACGGTAAATGCTTGGAAATACTCGAAAAACGCGACGGTATGACTCATGACGAGGCGATTGAATTTATGGAGTTCAACGTAGTAGGTGCGTATGTCGGTGAGGACACACCCGCGTGGATGATGCCTTACAGCGAAGCGTTGATTGAACATTACGCAGAAGAAGAGGCCGGGTGTTGAATGGAAACGAATGATTGTCTGTTGAATACCGTGATGGCAAGTTTTTCGCAAAATCGGCCCGAAAAGAGCTTTATAGAATTAAAAGGGCTACCTCGCAAAGAACTAGGATATATTGTTAAAAGAAAAAGAAGAGAATTAGCCTCAGCACACAAGTTTATAATTAGCAACGATGCTGTAAAACGCGCATTACACGCTTCGCACATGCCTTTAAAGGATTTTGTTGATATCTATTCAAAAGCGATTCCTCCTTTTGAAAATATGTGGGTAGAGTGGGATGAGGAGTTTCGACGACAATGTTTGAAAGACTTTGCGAAAGACAAGGGCTTTGAATTTGTTACCGACCCTGAAAAAGAAAAATACGACGGTAGCTATGTATACGGTGGTCGAATAAAGGGGACCTATGGGTATCACATTTCTGCCTGCAATATCTCTCAAACGCATCCGTATTCAGTTGGCCCCCCTATGGAGGGGGTTTTTAGTTACCAGAAATACGCGGGACCGCCTGTTACACGAGCTTTGATGCAATGGAACTGTTTTTTTGAAGCCGCAGACCGTAGTGGTAACGGTGCTGTTGTTTTTGAAGAACATCTCAAAAACATTAAGAACAGTTTTGCTGAAACCATTGTAGACCCGGATAACAACAAAGGTTTGTATCATACAAGTTGTATACGGTGGCTTTACGGTATCAATCCTTTAGAAGGGGTTGATATTGATAATTCGCAGTGGTATTGCGACACAGTTGATGTGAAACATTTTAAATGGTTAGAGAAGCAGCTTTTTGCCGTTCCCATTACGTATGAGAAAGCCGATCTTATTAATGACTTTCATATAGCCGAGTTGCAAAAGCAGTTGTCTGGGGATTTGCGTTTTTTGATGACCTTGATTGGGTTAATTAATTATGATTTACACGTTCTTGAAGAAGCAGAACCCGTTGAGCGTTCAAAAAAAACAAAATATGTTAACCGGGTACAAGTGCCTAAAAACGAATTACGAGTAATTAATATTGACATTCCCAAACCGAAAGGCGTGACAATAACAGAGAAAAAATTTTCCGGAACGGGTACACCGAAGCGGGAACATATTCGGCGAGGTCATTGGCATACTTATCATTACAAGAACGGTACTTCTAGGAAAAAATGGGTTGGTGAACAAAGGGTAGGAAGCGCTGATTTGGGGCGTATTGAACATGATTACCTTGTACGAGAAAACAAAGGAGAGGAGAAATGGCAAAAAAATCTGTTCACTTCCGTAGTGAAAAAGATGATTGGGGTACTCCAACGGCCTTTTTTGACCGACTAGAACGTCGTTTTCAAGGGTTCGACCGGGATGTGTGTGCTTCTGACCACAATGCAAAATGCAAGAATTACTGGACTAAAGAAGATGACGCTTTATCCAAAACATGGACAGGGTACTGTTGGATGAATCCGCCTTACGGCAGACAAATCGGGGAGTGGGTGAAAAAAGCTTACGAGTCAGCGGACAGCGGAGAGGCTACGGTGGTGTGCTTGTTACCGTCACGAACGGATACCAAATGGTGGCACGAGTATGTCATGCGGGCAGACACGTTGTGGTTTGTTAAAGGACGTTTGAAGTTTGAAGGCGCACCGAACTCGGCCCCTTTCCCTTCGGTTGTTGCAGTCTTTGGTGTTTATCCAAATTACATGCCGGGGCGATTTTCGTATGTTTAGAATTTTTGGCCCTCCAGGCACGGGGAAGACAACTACTTTACTGAACATGGTGGACAAAGCCCTAGCCGATGGGGTTCCGTCACACCAGATTGCCTTTCTAGCCTTTACACGCAAGGCGGCCCACGAAGCACGGGACCGTGCTGCAGAACGATTCAACTTGGTAGCAAAAGACGATTTACCGTACTTTCGAACGTTACACTCCTTGGCGTACCGCATGTTGGGGATGCGTGATGACCAGACCATGAAACCTGAACACTTTCGTGAGCTCTCTGCCACGATTGGTATGGACCTGACCATTATCCGGCAGGACACTTTTGCCGATGATGACATCAAGACCAGTGTGTCCGACCACCCTATTCTGTCTATGATTACTTTGGCACGACTGCAAAAGAAGGACCTTCGAAGGGCTTACGATCAAAGTGACCTGAACTATAACTGGATTGAAGTAGACTACGTCAGTCGAGCTTATCAAAAGTATAAAGAAACCAACCATTTACTGGACTATACCGATATGTTGGCGTTGTTTATTAAAGAAGGGCTACAGTATTGCCCGCAGTTCAAGCTGTGCTTTCTGGATGAGGCACAGGATTTGTCCCCACTCCAGTGGGACGTAGCTCACGGGCTCGAAAAGAAAGCCGAAAAAATGTTTGTAGCAGGGGATGATGACCAAGCAATTTACCGTTGGGCGGGGGCGGACGTTGATCATTTCATTAACCTACCCGGCGGCTCTGAGGTGTTACAGCAGTCTTACCGTGTGCCCTCTACTATCCACGCATTGGCAGAAAAAATAGTTTCCCGCATTAGCGGGCGGTTTCCGAAGACGTACTTGCCTAAGAAAGAACGGGGCCGTGTCGAGCGGGTATTCAGTGTGCTTGACTGCGACATGTCTAAAGGCACTTGGCTCGTGTTATCGCAAGCTCGATACATGTTGCAACCTTTAGAAAACGAATTGCGGAGCATGGGATACCTGTTCAGTCGGTTTGGACACCGTTCAATCAGTGAAAAGATTAGCATGGCTGTTAACGGTTGGGAGCAGTTACGCAAAGGCGAGGCGATAGATGTTGAGACAGTACGCAGTATCTATCGTTACATGTCGGGGAACGGCAAGAAAGTGGCTCGTGGTGCCAAGAAAATAATTGCGAATGAGGACGATTATTTTACCTTTAAAGATTTAAAAGAAAGTTGCGGTCTACTGGCACCGCTGGACGAACCGTGGTTTGACGCACTGGATAAGTTACCCAGTGTTGACCGTGCCTATATCGTGGCAATGCTTCGCCGGGGAGAGAAATTTAATGCCGTACCCAGAATCAATTTATCCACTATTCACCAAGCTAAGGGCGGGGAAGCCGATAATGTCGTTCTGCTTCTGGACTTGTCTCCCGCCGCACTGCTTACCGCTAACGACGACATTCACCGGGTATTTTATGTGGCCGTCACACGGGCCAAAGAAAACCTGTTTCTTGTTGAACCGGAAGATTTAATGAAGGCTTACATGTTATGAAAAACAATAAATTACAAATGGTTATGTTCGCACCAAAATCTGAGTGGGTGCCACCGGAAACATTACCCGACCTGACTAACGAAAAAGAAATTGCAATCGACCTCGAAACACGGGACCCGGACTTGAAGACACGCGGGCCCGGTTGGCCGACGGGCAATGGCGAAGTCGTAGGCGTGGCCGTAGCTACACCGTCCATGAAATTGTATGTGCCTATCGCACACATGGGCGGGGGAAACCTCGACCGTAGGCTCGTGATGAAGTGGGTCAAAAAAATCTGTGCGACTGACGCGGATAAGATTATGCACAACGCACAGTACGACTGGGGTTGGTTGAAACAAGCGGGTGTCGAAGTCAAAGGCCGTGTCATTGATACCATGATGACCGCCAGTTTAATTGATGAGAACCGTTACAGTTACAGCTTGAACGCCCTTGCTTACGAATATCTGGGCCAGACCAAGTCGGAACAGATCCTGAACGACGCCGCCAGAGAATTCGGGGTAGACCCTAAAGCAGAGCTCTGGAAACTCCCGTCCCAGTTTGTCGGGCCCTATGCGGAGGCCGATGCTGAACTGGCACTGGGCCTCTGGACGAACTTCAAACCTATCCTGAACAAAGAAGACCTCTGGTCCGTGTGGGAACTCGAAACCAAGTTACTGCCCTGTCTTCTGGAGATGACTTGGCGTGGGATACGCATGGACGTAGACAAGGCCGAACGAACCAAGCAAGACCTTATCAAGATGGAAAAAGCAGAGCTCAAGAAAATTAAAACACTTGTCGGTTCCGATATTGAAATCTGGGCAGCGGCTAGCATTGCCAAAGCTTTCGATAAAGTAGGGCTCAAGTACCCACGTACAGACAAAGGCGCACCGAGTTTCACACGCAGTTTCCTGACCGAACACCCCCACGAACTGGCACAGGCTATCGTGCGGGCTCGTGAACTGAACAAGACCCACGGCACTTTTATTACCAACATCCTGAAGTACATCTCGAAAGACGGGAGAATACACTCGCACATCAACCAAGTCCGAAGTGACTCTGGGGGCACTGTCTCCGGACGGATCTCTATGAACAACCCGAACCTTCAGCAGATACCCGCCCGCGACCCTAAACTGGGGCCCATGATTCGCTCTCTCTTTCTACCCGAAGAAGGGGAATATTGGAGTAGCTCAGATTTCTCGCAGCAAGAACCACGCATCCTGATCCATTACGCTGCTGCCTACGGGGCTTCGAAAGGGTACGACTTACCGGGAGTATCAGAATTTGTGAAAGCCTATAATGAAGATCCGACAACCGATTTTCATACCATGATTGCCCAGATGGCGGGCCTTGATCGTAAAAAAGCCAAGACTATTTCACTAGGGCTCCTGTACGGCATGGGCCAAAAGAAACTGGCCGACCAACTGGATATCTCACCAGAAGAAGCCAAGGAACTGATCAACGAATACCACGAAAAAATCCCGTTTGTCCGCACCTTGATACAAGGCGTCAGCAAACGACTGAACGACCCACGCTCCAGTGGGTCAATTAGGTCACTGAAGGGACGCAAATTACGCTTTGATATGTGGGAGCCTGATACGTTCGAACTCCACAAGGCGATGAAATATGAAGAGGCCGTCGCAGAGTACGGGCCGACCACGAAACTGAAACGTGCCTTTGTCTACAAAGCCCTCAATCGACTCATTCAGGGTTCGGCGGCTGACCTCACCAAAGCCAGTATGGTCACGCTTTATGAGCAAGGTGTCGTGCCTCTGCTTCAGGTACACGATGAGCTCTGCTTCTCTGTACAGAACCTAGAACAGGCGGTGGAGTATGCGAGAGTGATGGAAACCGCTATACCTCTGGAGGTTCCGTCACAGTGCGATATCGAATGGGGGCCGTCGTGGGGCGAAACACGGCTCATGGAACCCGAAAACGATTGATACATTATAGGACAATCTGATAAAATTATATTCATTTTTTAAAAGGAAAAACCCATGGATACCACACGTTGGAAATCAATCCTCGTACCCAGACACACTTACGACGAGATAGTTGCTGCTGCCAAGATCGAAGGACGCACAATCTCCGGACACATGCGAATTGTGTTTGAGTTCTGGAAACAAAAGAACCTGACTAAAGATGACCTGGCTATGTTAAAAGAACAGGTGGAAATTATGAAAGATGACAAAGAGGCGGTTGCATGAAGTCAGATGACGAGTTGCGTGAGGCGTTGGGTTTGGCTGCTGAGAAAATTGCACGCCAGTTGGATGCTCACGACCGTGTGTACACCAGTGATTTCAATCGACTGAAAATGTTGGTACACATTTGGGATGAGCGGTTTGGTTCTCGTGCGAAATGGAGCACGCCGGAGTCAAAAGAAATTGAGAAAGAGAGGAAAGAGTTCACCCATCAAAGCAAGTCCCCAGAAGAACTTGCCCTGTGGGTGAAGAACAATGTCAGTTAACTGCTGTTAACGGTTTTTTTTCTGGGTCTAATTGAAGGAGCTCACGGTGACAGCTTGTGCAGTTAACGACTCCTCTTTCGACTTTCCCGTGTGTATGTCTACCACACCAGTCGCACGGGATGAGTTGCTGATAATATTCCCCACCTTCTACAATTTTTAAAATTTGCATATAATGCCCTCTTTTTTTGCTATGCTTTGTTGTACCACACTTGTGTGGTCATGCAAAGCGATATAATATTCTTGCATATTTGAACGGGGGTGGTTACTATGTTGTTTGTAGTCAAGTTTGAAAAAAAGTTTGAGACTGACGATTTGGAATCGGCGCACGCAGAACTGATGGAGTATCTGGTGAACTGCGTGCAAGAAATGAATTTGAACGATTTTGAGTTTCAGAATTTACCGACGCGAGAAGATTTTTATCGCGAACAGGAGGAGAACGATGAGACGAAATGATTACGGGATTCCAGTGGTGGATGACCGCATGGCAATGGTGGATGACCGCATGGAGTGGAGCGAAGCGGTAGCTATCATTCAGGAGTACATTGACAATTTTGGTGACGAACGTTGCAAAGGTTCCCTCGTTAAGGCTTGGGACAGAATTTTACAGGGATAGACTTCATAGGGCCTGAGCGTGTCAGGTTCCTCCCACTCCACTAAGTGGGTATCTCCTCAAACGGGGACTGGCCCCGTACACGCACCAGTTACCCTTGTCAGGGGAGCTTTCGGGCTCCCCTTTTTTTTATTTGCAAATAAATTAATATAGGATTATATTATATGCACACGTTTTATTTTGAGGATAAAAAATGTTAGCTGGAACTAAATATAAAATTACTACCCCGGGCAGAAAACATTCCGTGCTGGGGTATCACAGTCTTGAACTGATTAAACGCCAGTTTGCGGGCGTCCGCATTTGCGAATCAGAGAAAGGACACAACGTTTGGGTTGAGTACCAGTGGATTATTCGGATTCTGGATAACCCGAAACATTTTGTTTACGAGTGTCTGGCAGAAGATGAATTGTTTGAAGATTTGAGTGCACACTATGACGTCATAAAGGAGAAAAATGATGAGTGAAGTTGAAACCAAAATAGTTGAAATTGAAGTCCCTGTGAATAGCACCGTCATGTACGACGGCTCGTTCCCCGATGTTATCTGGGTTCCGATGCAGCGATTCGAGGCGGAACATTTCCTGAGTGAACTGGCGAAGGCGCCGCCGTTCGAGTTCGAGACTGAAAAAGAACCTTACTTTGGTATTTTGCGAGAAATCGGTGACCGCATCTTTTGTCTGCTTCAAGGTACAGGCTCCTACTTCGACCGCACTTCCACGCCCAAAGTACCACTTTCGGAGCGAGAAGTTTGATGGCTGACCGCGAGATCAACGAGAGCGAAATGACCCAGTTCATTCTGGATACGCTGGACGGCGATTTGGCTCGAAAAATATTTGATGTCGCAAATTTCCATAACGACGAGCACGGGTTCGAAGGCGTGGACGCCGACATGACTACCACGCTCGCGTGCATGGCCCTCATCGTGGGGCTCTGTCGCAATGACGAACTCGGGGTACGCTTGCTCGAAGAAGTCTACGAGATTCGTGAAAGTTGGATCGACCAAGCCAAGGGGGTGAAACATTGAAACGATTTAAAGTCCAGTTCCTGTTCTCCCAGACTATGTCCTGTACCGTGACCGCGGATTCGAAAGAAGAAGCGATCCAGATTGCAGACGCACAGGCGGATAGAACAGGCGTCAAACTCCAGACCTATGTTCGACACTTCGACATCGGGACGCCCAAGGCGGGGGACCCACGGCTCTTGGAGCCCAGTCGAGGGGATATGGGATGTTTCCAACATTTGTTGATAACTGAATTAGATTGATATAAGATTCATCTGATATTTAATTTTGAGGAAAATATTATGACATTCAAAAAGTACAGAATAAGCGATGCTGCTTTAGAAGAATACCGCCAACTCAAAGCTGATTTGGTGGACGCGAGTGACCGAATGGAAGAGATGTTGGCTGAGTTCGATGACAAGATTGCCAACTCTCCCCTCGCTGAGGTGTTGAGCAATTTGTCCATTTGGTTTCACCGCCGTGAGCAAGAGATGGAACACATATTGGATTCCGATGACTTCAAGAATCGGTCGAAGGACAGGGACTACCAGTGGGTGAGGTCTTTCAAAAACTCTTTTGATGATGCACAGACTGTCCTTCACGAGTCTGAATCTTGCCAGTTGCCTGAAATTGACCGTTACTGGAGCCGCCCCGAGCTTGAAGACATTGAAGACCTCATTAAGCGAGAGTCCTGTGCTGAGTACGGCGCACCCGTGGAGTTCGAAATCGAAAAGCGAGGCGGGGCTCCCGAAGTCAATGAGTTTATTTGGGGTGAGTCTTGTGACTACCAGCGAGATCTGGATGAGGAAGACGGGGCTGAAGTCTACGAAACAGGGGGTGCGTGATGGCCTTTGTAACTGAAGACGAGAACGGGAAACCTTTCATTTCCAACAACTGGCTACCCGAAGATGTGTACAACTGTGCAAAACAAATGGAGGTCACCCTGACCGAAGATGAGGTCTACGAGATCTTGCACATGGTTGCTGATAGCTTTGACGCAAACCTTGGCATCTGTTGGGAAAATTTTTACAGCGCAATCACAGAAGTGAAGGAGAAAAATAATGACTAATGATATCCGATATGATTGGAGAAAGGCTCACGGCCACAGGTTCTTTGTCTCGATTTTGTGGGGGAACACCGCAGACACAAACTACGCACCTGAACTCTATTCCTTCGAAACCGATGTCGAACTTGATGCGTTTCTCGAAGGCGTGGAAGCAGGATGCGGGCATCTGGATTATCAATTTATCATGCACACCAAGGGTGAAAAGCAGAAATTCACACCCGAAGAATTTGAGCTCGATCCCGAGAATATGCGCGAGGGACACAAAAAAGAATGGGAAAAATACTTGGAGGACAAAGATGCAAACATCCTCTAAAAATGATATCGGACAGCGTTGTGTACACTGTGGGGAGGATACCAGCTTTGGCTCGGGGCGGTTCGTCAATAGGATACCCGCAGATTCCTATTGTGAAGCCTTGGACAAAGACGGGAACGTCATATTCGAGGAGGGCGAATACCGAGACGGTTACGCCTGTGCGGAATGTATGATGTTCGAGTGTGATCGGTGTGATGAGATGATCGCCATGGACGAGGACGTCACGCCTTATGACTGCGGGGACGACGAAAGCGAGTTCACAGACGGGGCCTATCGCGTTCATTATGATTGTCTGACTGAAATTGAAAAATTGCATTTTGAGGAGATTAACGGATGAGTAAAAAACTGAAAAATAAATTTGAGCCCGGGCAAAATACAATGCACTTCTTTGCCGCCAACGCCTTTCACTGGCAAGCCGCCAATGACCCCAGAGAGTTGTCGGACTTCTTCGACAGCTTCAAAATGAATAACCAGACTATTCCGTGGAGCTTGTACCTCGTGCCACGGCCCCTGGAGTCTGAGTATGAGATCGACAACTACGAACCCCAAGTGGACGGGCTTGTACGGGTCGGAACCTACCAACCAGAAACGGCGGGTTAGAAAACTCCCCTATATAGAGTTTCTGGAGAAAAAATAAAAATGAAAAAAGTTTTTAAAATTGGCGGGACTGGCGGGACTGATGGGACACGGCGATTTTACCCTATATATATAGGCATTTTAAGGTTGCACTATGGTATGCACTTTGAAAACAAGAAATGTAACCTCCCCTTAATTCGAGTTTCGGCTTTATAGGGCCTCAAAATGAAAAAAATATTTTTTCTATTTTGCTCAGAAACTTTATATAGAGAGCTTTTTTATGCTTGAGCGAAATCTCTGGCAACAACTCCAACGGGCTTTAAAGCAGGACAAATGGCCCTACGTCCGAATTGAGGCTACGGCGGCGGGAATTCCTGACGTGCTGGTTTCTGACTCGGACGGTCAGCTTCACCTGATAGAACTTAAAATGGTGAAGGGCTCGAAAATTAAACTCAGCCCGCATCAAGTGAGCTTTTTGACAAGGTTCTCTAAAACGGGAGCTAGTGTCTGGATTCTCGCAAGGCGGGAGAGCCCCGTGGTTAGTTACTATCTTTTTTACGGGAGTGCGGCCATTGCTTTAGCTGAGGGAAGCCTTGATCAGGTGGGAGCCCTGACCCCAGTAGTTCTTGAAGGCGGGGCCGCTCTGCCTTGGAGGTCTATTAAACGGGCCTTGCAACGGAAGGCCGAACTATAATATTATCTGATAACTTTAACAGGAGACTAAGATGTCAAGGAGGAAATGTTGATTCAAAAGGTACTCTCTTTTTTAGTGGAGAAGGAGAAAACCTCTGAACAAAAAGCCCTACAAAAGAATATTTTGCGGGCATATCAAAAAAGTCAAAACCGTGTGCACAGGACTAGTACTGAAATGAACTATCACCTAGTAAACGGTAAAATAATTGCAACCAAAAGGAGAAAAACGGATGCAAACAAACTTTAATACAACTGGAATCGTCAATGACGAGCTAAAAAATTTAATGGTCAGGCTACAAGATCAAACAGCAAGGAAGGAAGACTACATCATTCCTTCTATGGACTTGTTGAGTTTAAACACAGACTACGGGCGGGAAAGTGTTTTTTCTGACAGAGCAGAAAACTACCCCCGCTCTTTTTTGAGGGTGGAAGGCTCAGGCGGCCTGCGAACCAAAGAGTTTGCAATTAATGACCATGCGCTGGGCCAAGTCGCAACGGACTTGGATATTCCTGTCCGAGCTTTGCGAAACATTCGGCAGAACCAGAAAGCCCAAGAGCATATGGATCAGGTGGTGACAGAGCTTTTTCAGGCTAGAAGTGACAAAAAGAAGATGCTGCGAACCTTTGCAAGCACTGAATCCAGCCCCATTGCTAACAGAGACGGCACGCTTCGAGCTTTTGTTAGCTCAGGGTTCAAGCCCTTTGATAACGTAGACCTTATGGCAGCCGTGCTTCCCAGCATGAACGAGTCAGTCGCAGACTGGAAAGTCGTTCGAGGCGATATTTCTGAAACCAAAATGTACCTTCAACTGAAGTCTAATAAGATCGAGGGTGCGGGTGCGAACGTCCGAGACATCATGGCACTGGGAATTGGCCTGAGTAATTCTGAGGTCGGAGCGGGCTCTATCAGCTTGTACCAAATGCTTTGGACGCTTGTTTGCCTGAACGGGATGCAACGGGGATACAAACATGCTGAACGCCATCTCCAGACTGCGAAAAATACGGAAACGTGGGAAATGCTGAAGGATGAAACCAAAGCCTTGGACAATAAAGCTACCGCCGCCAAAATGTCCGATATCGTAGAGGAACTTTCGAAGCCCGAGAGCTTTGAGAACCTTATGGAAGAAATGCGAATTGCTGGTCAGGACAAGCTGGGAGACGGTTCCGCCGCCACGGCTGCAAGCGCTATCGACAAGGTAGTCGAGGTCGTAAAACTCCAAAAGTCGGACTCGGAGGGCGTGCTTGCTGGGCTCATGGATACGCTACAGCAAGATGGATACCGAGGCGAACCTGTGAGCCGTGCCACAATCGCCAACGCAATTACTGCTCACGCTCACAAGGTAGACATTGATCGCCGTCCTGAATTCGAAACGGCAGCGGGCCGTGTGTTGGATCTCAGCCCGAACCAGTGGGAACGGCTGGTCGCATAAGCACCAGGCTTTTTTTTAAATCTTAACTTGGGGGCCGAAAGGCCCCTTTTTTGTTGCCTTATCGCATATAGTCCGATATGCTCAACGCTTGTTTAATTTTTGAGGAGTTAAAAATGGAATATAAGCCTGAATACGAACTACACGTCTGGGATCAATTCGCTTTGATGGGCCTAAGTCTAAGTCATTGCGTGAAAGACATTTTAGATGGAAAAATAAATCGTGGGAAAATAGTCGCAATGAATACGAATACCTGTATGCCCACATATGAGAGCGTGAAAAACGTATGTACAACCTATAGCGAAACGTCCGACCACAGCTACGAGGACTGGTTGGACACAACCATGTATTTAATTCTGAACACCAAGTTTTTTCAGTATCGGCTTTGGCTACCGCAACTGGAGGCGATTGACGTTTGCTATGACCCTATCCATAGCAGCTTTTATAAGTGGTTACCCGTTAACCGTGAAGCTTTCATCAGCTTGTGGGCAACCATGAGTCAGCCTAAAAGTCTAAATTGTGGATTAACTAGGCATCAAGACTGGCTCAAAGACTTTGGAATTTCAACCGAGGAGGTTAAGTAATGGATGTAAAGAAATTAGACGAAGAAAAGTACGAGGTCTGTCTTTCCGACTATCACGTCAAGTTTGTTTTGATAGACAAGGAAACAGGCCTCGAATTGTCGGATAAAGACGGGGACATATTATATTTTATTGCTCCCGCCATGGAAGAGTGTGTCTTGCAAAATATACCTTTTCGCCAAGCAGAATTTATTTCGTGTTTTAAATCGTTCTGGAAAGATGGGATTGATTTAAAAGATCTGGAGGAAATTAAGTGAGCTCTTGTAAGTGGGGAGAACGTGAACCCCGCAAATTCACAAGAGCCGACTTTAAAGAATTCGAACGGTTCATTCGAGACGCTCGGCGTCGAGGCTGTAACGGCTTCGAGGCGATCAACGAATTGATCTCAGCCTTCGAACTGAACCGAGCGGAACGCAATCAAATCACGCTGGGCCAGTGGCATTTATCAGGCCCCAATCATAGAGAGGAAAAAACAACATGAACGAATTGGATCAGGATTTTTTGCTTAACTGTAGTTCGAAAGATCACAGCATTCTAACTGAAGCCCTTAACGAACTTTTAAAACTTTGCGAGGAGGAGCAGCGGGGCCGGATTGAAACACTGATCGAACTGGTTGATGAGTACAACCCGACAGACTGATCGCCGGGGCAAATACCGGACATTTCCGAGGGGCCGCAAGGCCCCTTTTTTGTTGCCATTTATTATAAACTCCGATACGCTGGGAGCTCTTTTATTTTTGGAGGTTTTGGAGATGAAAGTTTTACCACGTTTTAAAACGGTCAAGATCCGAGAGAGGTATGAAAAAGAAATTAACGAACACCTACGAGAGCCGATCATAAACTGGAGTTTTTTTTGGCCCCTTGCATATGAGCGGTTTTCAGACTGTTTAAATACTTCTGATTATTGTGATCTTGAATTATCACAAAACGAAACTAAACACGGACGCACTGTACTGATAACTGTTAATATTGAGGATCTTGAAAAATGTTGAGCCCTAGCAAACAGATCTCACAATCTACAAAAACTACTGGCTGTTGGGTAACTTATAGAGCGGGCGAAAAATCCCCGTTTCGAACTTGCCCCAGAGCGTGCCCGCTGAACCCCAGCCGCACGGGCTCCCGCAAGATCGATCTTGATTATCTCAAAGCCCTAGCCAGAGCCCGCCCTAAAAAGGGCCACAGCTTCACATATTCTCACTTCGAGCCCGAGCACTGGCACGGCTTCGAAGGAATTAACCAACGCAAAGATCGAACCGTGATCAACTGGAGTCTGGACGGACTGGCCGCAGCAGCTGCGAACCTGAAAAAGATTAGGAAGGAAAAGATCCCTGCGGTAGTGGTTATCGGCGAAAACGAGAAGATCCCCGCCCAGCTTAAAAAAGACATTGTCCACTGCCCCGCTGAAGCTCAGCCCGTTACTTGTGGCGGCGGAATCGACGCCAGCGGCAAAGCTTCCCGGGCTTGTGGCAATGGCCGCCCCTTGTGTGCTCGAACGTTCGAAGAGAGAAACGGCGTGATCGTCGCTTTTCGCTCGCATGGTTCAGGCAAACGGCAGGCGGAAGATCCCCAGATTAAAGGCGGATGCTATGCCAGTTTTCACAACGTGCGGAAACATTGGGAGAAAACCGCTAACAAAAAACAACCCGCCACGGACGCCCAGACACTCACNNACTGGATCAANCTNATTGATCGNGGNTATCCGAGAGGCGGGCAGATCGTCCGCCACCATATCGCCGGAGATCTGGGCCGCACCCGTTAAGAACCCCAACCGCAGCGGGCCGCACTGGCCCGCAATTCCCCCTTACCCAGTACAAGGCCCGCCCCGTTTAAATCCCTTAGCGGGCCTCGTTCGAGCCCAGATCCGAGCGTTCGAGCCCAGATCCGAGCGTTCGAGCCCAGATCCGAGCGTTCGAGCCGTTCGAGCCGGTTATTGCGTAATACTGGCCGCCGCCCGCCGCCCGTCCCCCGTTCGAAACGTACCGCCCGCCCCGGCCCCGTGGCCCTTGTGGATAACTGCCCGCCCAGGGACGTGAATTTTTCAAGACTTTGAACGACTTACGAAGATCGGAAAATTGTGGATAACTTTTATAGGCCCTTGGGCCTTGGGCCCAGAACCGTGAGCCGTGAGAGCCCGGAACCCAGAGCCCAGAGAGCCCGGAACCCAGAGCCCAGAGAGCCCGGAACCCGGAACCCGGAACCCAGAGCCCGGGGCCAGAGCCCGGGGCCAGAGCCCAGAACCCAGAGCCCGGAACCCAGAGCCCAGAGAGCCCGGAACCCGGAACCCAGAGCCCGGAACCCAGAGCCCGGGGCCATATAGGAACGTTTAGGGGCCCNTGGGTATCGGGGCATATGAGGGGCNCCCAGNAAGGAANGNNAANCGTTCCGGCAAAAATGACACCCGTGCGTGCGTGCGCCAGCCTAGGTGCATGTTTTTCACTAACAAATCAGAAAAAAAAATAAACTAGAATAATTAGCTATAATCTTGTATATTTTCGTATATATTTTAACNCCATGGGCCATGTTCCATGTGGAACCATACTATGCTAAAGATATTTGACTCATTTGCCATAAAAATNGTAATTTTAGTCGTATTAGTCNTACTAAACGGNTATCTTGTAGGAACCTTATTAAGCCACCTTTTTGTAGGAGACTTTGACTTTGGCTGATTTAGAAACGTCGGAGATTTCTGAAAAGCGTCTTAAGCTGGAGTTGCGACTAGCGCAGTTAGAAAAAAACGAGACGTGTGAAAAAGAGTTCCTNAAGTTTGTTCAGGCGATGTGGCCTGAGTTNATTGTGGGTGAACACCATAAAAAAATTGCANCAAAATTAGAACGTATCGCTTCGGGCGAGTTAAAGCGTTTAATTATCAACATGCCGCCCCGGCATACGAAGAGTGAGTTTGCGAGTTATTTGTTCCCGGCGTGGATGATCGGCAAGAATCCTGCGATGAAAATTATTCAAGCAACGCATACCACGGAACTTGCGATTGGTTTTGGTCGTAAGGTCAANAATCTGTTGGAACGTGANGAATATAACGAAATATTCCCGGAAACNAAGTTAGCGGTAGATTCGAAGGCTTCTGGTCGGTGGGACACGAACCGTGGTGGGATGTATTATGCGGTGGGTGTAGGTTCCAACTTAGCGGGTCGTGGTGGTGATTTGATTATTATTGACGATCCGCACTCTGAGCAGACGGCGATGTCGAACACGGGTTTTGACGATGCGTGGGACTGGTACACTGGGGGCCCCCGGCAGAGGCTCCAGCCGGGTGGTGCGATAGTTTTGGTTCAGACGCGGTGGTCGGAGAAGGACATGACGGGTCAACTGATACGTGCTCAGGCTAAAGATGGGGATGCGGATCAGTGGGAAGTGGTTGAATTACCTGCAATTATGCCTTCTGGTAAGCCGTGTTGGCCGGAATATTGGCCGTTAAAGGACCTGGAGGCGGTGAAGGCGAGTATTCCGCCGAGTAAATGGAACGCGCAGTACCAGCAGCAACCGACGGGTGACGACAATGCGATATTGAAGCGCGAGTGGTGGCGTGTGTGGGAGAAGGAGTCGGTTCCGCAGTTGCAGTATGTAATCCAGAGTTATGATACGGCGTTCAGTAAGCGTGAGACGGCGGACTATAGTGCGATAACGACGTGGGGTGTATTTTTCCCGGAGGACGGTGGACCACCGAACCTGATTCTTTTGGATGCGAAGAAAGGTCGTTGGGAGTTCCCTGAGTTGAAGAATATTGCGATGGAGCAGTATCGGTTCTGGGAGCCTGAAACGGTAATCATTGAGGCGAAGGCCAGTGGGTTGCCGTTGACCCACGAACTACGGAACATGGGAATTCCGGTTGTGAACTTCACACCGAGCCGTGGTAATGATAAAGTATCGAGGGTACACGCTATCTCTCCGTTATTTGAGAGTGGTATGATCTGGGCACCGGACGAGCGGTGGGCAGAAGAGGTAGTGGAAGAATGTGCGGCGTTTCCAAATGGAGAGCATGACGATTTGGTAGACAGTACAACACAGGCATTGATGCGTTACCGTCAGGGTAACTTTGTTCAATTACCGACGGACGACTGGGACGATGAGCCGAGTTACGTCGAGCCTGAAGTATATTACGGGTAATTTATGTCAGTACCAGCAGACAGATTTAAAGCAATGGGTGAGCAGTTACGCCAACAGGCGTTAGCCTCTGTTGAGCAAAGAAACCAAAAAATAGCGGATCAAAAAGCTTCGTTAATGAAAACACTAGGCGAAGGGAGTTATTCGTGGGCTAATCCGCTTGCGCTGCGGGTCAAAACAAATTCTTACACAGCAAAAAATTTACCGTTTTCGGAAATAGGTATAGGGCTNNCGAANTATGGTTGGACTGAAGACAATATTCTTCAAAATTTGGAAATAGCGAGGGAGAACCATCGTTTAGGTAACAAGAAGGGCGGTCATCACGACGTGTACGAATACATGATGGATCAGATTGGAACGTTTTCTGATCCGAAGCAAGCGCAGTTGATGAAGCAGTTTTTAGAAACGGGCAACGTGCCATCGGGTTTGACGATGGACACGGTGATGCAGATTAGTGATTACGGTCTAAGAGCCAATGCCCGTAAACAGCAGCGCAAAAAACGAGGGTTTTTAAAAGGTAACATTGGTGCGATTATTGGCACGATTGGTGGTGCAATACTCGGTTGTTATGTTGGTAGTACAACTGGTGTAGGCTGTTTTAAAGGCGCGAAACTAGGGGCCAAGGCTGGTGGTGCAGCAGGCGGTACTGGTCAGGCAATAAACGAGGATCGTGGTCTTTTAGGGACGGCTTTGGCGGCTTATAGTGGTTATACGATGGGTGCTACTGCGGGTAACGTAGCCTCTGCGGCAGCAACAGGAGCCCAGCAAGCCGCGCAACAAGCCGCAATAGAAAGTGGGAAGGCTACCGCCACGGAAACGGCACGTAAAGCGGGCGAATCGGCGTTGATTTCAGCAGCAAATATTCAACAGCCGCTTATAGGTGCAGCGGTAAATGTCGGAGAACAAGCGGTACGAAGTACACTGGGGTCCCTTACGGCGCCGTTTAAAGCGGCAGCAGCCCCGGTGGATACGTTAAGGAGTTTTTGGAACGCAGCGTCTAACCCACTTCAAACTTTTCAGAGCAGTGGTTTTTATCAAGGTGCGGTACAACCTTTTGTAAAAGCAGGGCAAGGTTTATCTGGCGGGATTGGTTCTTTAGCGCAGGGGCAAGGTTTTAGAGCAGGGTTTACAGCAGGCAGTGGTGGTTATTTTGCGCCTACCCCAAGTTTAGGAGGGGTAGGTTCTTTAGCAAACCAACCCGTAATGGCAGGTGGTATGAAGCCTACGCCTACTGCGGACAAAGTGTATTACGGTGACACGGTAAGACCCCCAGTAGATAACGTAATCAATAAAGATTATTTAACGGGTTCTATAACTCCCGGCGAACCTGTTGTATCGCAAAGTTATGCCGCGTATGAAAATATTCCTGTTGCAGGAGCCCCGCAATTAGGTCAAATAAGTGACCCGTTACCTTCTTATTTTGGTGAGCTTGGAGGTACAGCGGCTACAACGGGCATTGGTTCGTTACCCACGGCACTTTATGCAAAAGGTGCGGTAAAGCAGATATTAGATCCTGTAACGCCTGAAGAATATGCGGAGGACAAAGGCTTTTTTACAGAAAACAATATTAGTCGGGACATGTTGGATTTAGATGAAGCGGGTGCAGAGGAAGAAGCACAGCTAGTTGATTATGGTGGCACGAGTGTAGGTCAACCTGCGCCGTTTGTGCCATCGGACAGGCTAGTTGCTTCACGAAGACAGTTACCGGACTTTGAAAGAGGAGCCTTGGGCCGTCGTGTATTTGGCGGGGACCCGATAACGTTACAGAATCAATTTGATTTATCGCCTTATTTCAGAACGCCTGTATTCAGTCAAGGTGGTGCGGTAGATAATTGCCCGGTGTGTCCTACTGATTTTCGTGACGGTGGTGCGGTAGATGCGGGTCAGCATAAAGGGTTTCCTTTTATGAAGCAGTTACCGACGAATATGCAATCGAAGTTCCAGGCTTACGAATCAGGGACCCAGAGCATTATGGACAGTTCGGGTGAGCGAGTAGAGGAAGGGTATACGCGGGTATCGGGTTCGGACATGGAACCTGTTGAGGAGCGGTACGTAAAGACTCCGATGGGCGTACAGGAATTTTTTTCAAGAACGCCTAATGGGCAGTTCAGGTTAATGGCATGAGTGATCGTTTAGATTATAACTTTGGTGCTCGTTTAGGTGCGTCTGCGAAAGAAGCAAAAGATGCGTTTTTAGAAGCAGCTTCTAGAGCTAAGGACGAACCGGGTCAAACGGCCCAAGGCGCTTTAAAAGCAACTGGGTTTGATAGTGCTTTAGGTCTTCCTGCGGACATAGGGTATTTAGCGTATGACTTGTTAGCAAACCCGGAAGTCCGGCGTGCACGTATGGAAGCTCGTGAGCCCAATCTCCCGGCTCCTGAAGAACGGTTTTTATCTAGTGACTATATAGCTGATAAATTTGGGCTTGGGTACGAAGATGAAGAACAGTTTGGTCGTTTGTTTGCTTTAAACCCTTTGAACCTCGTAACCCGCGGACTTCGTCGTGCGGCGGGTTTAGGTATGGGTATAGGTAAAACAGAAGATTTAAATAAATTTCCGGACAATTTTGATTATAACGTGCCATTACCAACGGGCATAGGTTATCCACAAAGAACAAACCAAGCTCCTATAAATTCTAAAAAAGAAGTTGAAAATTACTTAAAAACACTACAAGAAAAAAACCCGGATAATTTGTATTTTATAGAAGAATTTGAAAATTCTATAGCAATAAAACACCGTCCTAGAAACTTAAAAGAAATAGTTAAGACGGACTCCGTATTTCATCAAACTGATATAAATGGTTTAAGAGGGGCGCTTCTTGAAACAAAAACACGAACACCTTTTGCCAGACGACCTATATATGCAGCACCTGATATAAATTTAGCGTTAGGACAACCTAAAAATGTTCGTTCAGATAAAGCACCTACTTATATTATAGAGTTTGATACAGAAAAAATTTCGGGCTCTATCCCAGAAAGTGTTGCAAATAAATCATTCTCTGCACTGAGTAAAGAGCAGCCAGCAGAAGTAATTGTAAGGGGTTCAGGTATACGTCAACCTTCTGAAGCGTCTAAAAAAATCGTTAAAAGCATTTTACTTGATTCCGACAGTAGAAAAACAATAGAAAACATACAAAGAGGGTTACCTCAAAGTAAGTTTAATGCAAGAGAAAGAAAAGCGTATCAATCAGCACTTAGTAATTTTGATTTTAATAATTTGGAACCTGTTCCAATAAAGGGCGTTACTTATTATAGAGCGCCTTTAAAGCAAGAGGATGTGCCAGAAGTTTCACAACAAGGGGTCGGTGCTTTAGCTGAAGAAGCTAAAAACATGAACAAAAGTCTTAACCCCCGTTTTGACGAATTAAAAAGGAAGGAAAAGGAAGAAATAAGAAGGAGGGAAAAAGAAACAATAGACAAACTAACAAAATCATACCAAGAAAATTATGATGCAGGAATTTATGGGGAACCCTTGGCAGCACGGATAGGTAACGACGTTAGTTTGTATCCAAATGAAAGTAAAGCAGGGCGTAAATTACTAGTGGTGGGTTGTTGTAAAACAAAAAAACCAGACGCTACTGAATATGATACGTATATGCCCGCAGAAAAACGTTATATTGGAGAACTTTTTAAAGTTTTAAAAAAGAAGGGTATTCCTAAAAACGTAGATGTTGCTATTTTATCGGCTAAAGATGGTTTAATTCATCCTTTAACACTAATAGAAAACTATGACGTTAGAATGAACCCAGAACAAAAAGAAAAACTTTTGTCTAATGAGAACATAGTAAACAGAATTAAAAATACTGTAGACGGTTATGATGAAGTTTTTGTAGCAGCCGGACAAGATTATACAAACTTTTTGGATGATGTTACGGGTCGGGCAAGTTATAAGACGTACAAAGATATAGATGACAAAGTAGAAGGCATGGGGGATCAAAAAAGAATTTTAGGAGACTGGATAAAAAACGAAAAGTCCCGTTTTGAAGGAATAGGGGGTCTAGACAAAACAGCTAAGAACATGCAAGAAATTTCTTTTACTGAAAGGTTTGAAGAAAAGACTCAAGATGTTTTAGATCGATCCAAGAAAGATTTGTTAGATGCTGATTTAGAAAACGAAGCTAAATTTAGACTACAAGTACAATTAGATTTATTTCCTTTTATAGACTATAAAAGCAAAGGTATGGATACGGAAAAAATAAAAAAAGATGTTTTTAATACACTTCAAAAATTAATAGATTCTAGAGTTTATAAAGACGTTATGGGTGATAGATATTATCAACCTGTAGTAGATACGACAGATTTTATGAAAGATGTTAAATATCAAGTAGTTAAGGAACAGGTGCCGAACATAACTAAGGAAGGCAAATTGGAAGGGTACACTACTGTTAAAAAGCCAAAGTTAAAAGTTAGATTTCGGGAGTTAAAACCGAGCACAGCATCTAGAGAAGAAAAACCCGCGACCTCTAGATTTATAGATCTTGATGAACTGAGAGAAGTAAGTAAAGATGAACTACCCGCTACTTTTATTCGTCGAGCTCAAGGCGGTGGAGTAAGTTCTTTAAATGAATTAGCCCGTACAATGAATTACAGGTAACTATTATGGCAGAAGAACCAAGAATCTCGTTAGTCGAACGTGTAACTGATAACCCGATTGGTGAGGAAGCGATAGAGGACATAGAAATAGAGCAACCGTTTTCTTTTGGTGAAAACCAAGCTGCTTTACCGGAAGGGATTGAAATTGAGATGTCTGACGACGGAGGCGTCGTTATAGATTTAGATCCAATGGCTTCAAGCCGTATGGGTAGCGGAGATTTTTCTGCAAACCTAGCAGAAGAACTAGATGAACAGGAATTAGGGTCGATTTCTTCGGAATTGATGGGGGAATATCAAGGCAATAAATCGGCTAGAAAAGACTGGGAAGATGCGTATTCTAAAGGTTTAGAGCTTTTAGGGTTCACATATGAGGAAAGAACGCAGCCTTTTCGGGGTGCGACAGGTGTTACACACCCGTTGTTAGCCGAAGCTGCGACCCAGTTTCAAGCGCAAGCGTTTAATGAGTTATTACCTCCGGGTGGTCCTGTGCGGACTACTGTTATGGGAGATGTAACTAATGAAAAAGAACAACAGGCTCGTCGTGTTAAAGAGTTTATGAACTACTACATCACCAACGTGATGGAAGATTACACGCCTGAATTTGATCAAATGTTGTTTTATCTCCCGTTAGCAGGGTCAACTTTTAAAAAGGTGTATTATGATGAAACAATGGAAAGGGTGGTCAGTAGTTTTGTCCCGGCTGAAAACTTGGTGGTGCCGTATGAAGCAAGCGATTTGGACAGTTGTCCAAACATCACACAGGTTTTTAGACTACCACTTAATGAATTACGCAAGAAACAGGTATCAGGCTTTTATAGGGACATACCTGTCCATCCGTCTCAATCCGATAGTGATAGCATTTCTAATGAAATTGAATTTATTGACGGGCTACATCCGTCGAATATTGACTATGATTGCACATTATTGGAATGTCATGTGGACTTGGACTTGCCGGGTTTTGAAGAAACTGGTGCAGATGGTGAGCCGACAGGAATAAAAGTCCCTTATATTGTTACTTTGAGTGAAGACAGTGGTCAAATCTTGTCTATTCGTAGAAATTACGAAGAAAGTGACGAGAAAAAACGAAAAATACAATATTTTGTGCACTATAAGTTTTTACCGGGGTTTGGTTTTTACGGATTAGGGCTAATTCACACGATTGGTGGTCTTTCTCGTACTGCTACAGCCGCTTTGAGGCAATTAATTGATGCAGGAACGCTGTCTAATCTACCTGCGGGCTTTAAAGCGCGTGGATTACGCATTAGAGACGACGATGATCCGTTACAACCGGGCGAATTTAGGGACGTAGACGCCCCTGGAGGCGCTATTCGGGACAGTTTGATGCCTTTACCCTTTAAGGGGCCGGATAACACGTTATTTAACCTGTTAGGCTTTGTTGTAGACGCAGGCAGGCGTTTTGCGACGATAACGGACTTAAAAGTAGGCGACGGTAATCAGGGTGCTGCGGTTGGAACGACGATTGCAATGCTTGAACAGGGAACTCGTGTAATGAGTGCGGTACATAAACGACTGCATTATGCGATGAAACTTGAGTTTAAACTTTTGTCTCGGGTCATGGCAGACTATTTACCGCCCGAATACCCGTATTCTGTAGCTAACGCCAGTCAAATGGTGAAAGCAGAGGACTTTGATGATCGGGTAGATGTTATTCCGGTATCTAATCCAAATGTATTTTCTCAATCTCAACGTATTGCACTAGCGCAAGCGCAAATGAGTTTAGCGGCTCAAGCGCCGGATATGCACGATATGTACGAAGCGTATCGTCGCATGTATGAAGCGTTAGGGGTCAGGGACATAGACAAGATACTACGAGCTCCTTCTACTGATGAACCTGTGCCTAAAGATCCAGCGCAAGAGAACATTGATGTACTTGAAAACACAGAGCTAAAAGCCTTTGAAGGTCAAGATCATGATGCTCACATTATGGCGCATTTGACGTTTGGAACGTCTGGCACAGCTATGGCTATGCCTAATGTAACTATTAGCTTACAGAAACACGTTTTAGAGCATATTCAATTAAAATCGCAAGAACAGGCTATGGCTATGTTTATGCAACAGAACCAAGGTCAAGTGCCTAGTGACGAGCAAGCACTGCAAATTGATGCGATGGCGGCTCAGTTGATTGCCCAAGAATTAGGTAACGCAAAACAATTAAGTACGCAACTAGCGAACATTGGACAAGAACAGGGCCCAGATCCGTTAGTCCAGCTAAAAGAACAAGAGCTACAGATAAAAGCGCAAGAATCGCAAGCCGATATAGCGAAAGACCAAGCCGAATTGCAGCTTGACCGTGAAAAAGAAATGCGTAAAGGTCAGGAATTCCAACAAAGGCTGGCTAGTCAGGAACGGCAAACGCAAGCTAGAATTGGTTCAGCGATGGAAAGAGAATTACTTAAATTGAGAAATAAAGGAAACTAACATGAGCACAGTAAAAATTGTCAGTGGTCCGGGAGCTAATGCCCCTGCGCCTCAAAACTATGCTGATATAAAAGGCCAAGGTAAAATACCGTATGCTGAGATAAAGGAAGAAAAAACCCCGAATACAGCGAAGGGTATTATGGTTAAAGGTAAGAAACGCGGTATGGGGGAAGCCGAAAGAGGTGGTAGTTACAGGAGTTGTTAAATGGCTTTTAAAGGGCGTTATATTATTCCAGATCCAGAACGTAAGATTCCTAAAAACAAAGGCGGTAGACCGCGTGTTCCTGTAGAACAGCGTAAACTTACTCGAAAACAGGAATTGTTTGTAAAGGCGTATGTATCCAGGGACGGTCAAATAACGGGTAAAGATGCAGCACTGGAAGCGGGTTATCCTGAACGTAGTGCGGCTAACCGTGCTTCTGAGTTATTAAGTGTAAAAAAATCACCGCATGTAGTTTTAGCTATTAAGAAGTATCGTGACGAACTGGATAAAAAATATGCAGTAACTTACAAGCGTCATTTACGGGACATGCAGCAAATTCGTGATCAAGCACTTGAAAATGGTGCGTATTCTGCTGCTGTTCAAGCAGAAAAAGCGCGTGGTATGGCGCATGGTGAAATTTATGTAAGCAAGTCTGAAGTTCGTCATGGCTCAATAGACTCTATGAGTAAAGAAGAAGTCTTGAGAGAGTTACAGAAACTTCGTGATGAGTATACTCCCGAGGATGATATCAATGCCGCTTAAAAAGGGTTCTGGGGACGATGTAGTAAGTGCGAACATTAAGAAACTAATGTCTGAGGGTTACCCTCAAAAACAAGCGGTTGCGATTGCGTTAAACAAGGCTAATAAGAATGACTCCAAAAAAACTCGATCCTGAAAGTATTTACAATAAATACGATATAAATCACGATGGTACGGTCAGTGATGAAGAGATGGCTCGTAACAGGGAATTACTGGAGTTAGAGCTACAGGAACAAAAGTCTGAAACGCAAAAACAAATGGCATGGGTAGCTATGCTTTCTATGATAGTAGGAACTGTTTTTTTGTATACGCCGTTTATAAAAGAAACTAGGGTCGCTGCATTAAGCGATTTATTAGGGCTGTTTTACATCGCTCAAGCGGGTGTAGTTGGCGCGTATATGGGCGTTACAGCTTGGATGAGCAGAAAATGAACGGTGTTTCAAACGTTTCTAACAGGCCGCCACCTCCGTTAGTCAACGAACCGCCTAAAAAAACAGAAGAACAAAAAGAGATTGTTTCGGTTAAAGATACAAATAAAGAATTAGCTACAAAACAATTAAGCAGAGCAATAGATAAGTTAGTTTAGGAGTTAAGATGCCTCCAAGAAAAAAGAAAACCAAGTCCAAATCTTCTAATAAACCAACTAATCCGGCGTTATATGCAAGAGTTAAAGCAGAAGCTAAACGTAAATTTGACGTGTACCCTAGTGCTTATGCAAATGCTTGGTTAGTTAGAACGTACAAGAAACGTGGCGGAGGTTATCGAAGTGGCTAGATCTAGCGGGGGTCTTACTAAATGGTTTAAAGAAGACTGGGTCGATTTAGGTCGTAAAAAGAAAGACGGTAGCTATGCTAAGTGTGGACGTAAAAAAGCGTCAAAAAGCAGCAAAGGTTACCCAAAGTGTGTGCCTAGAGCAAAAGCCGCTAGTATGACTGCGTCACAAAAGAAAAGTGCGGTAGCTAGAAAACGTGCTAAACCACAAGGTGTCGGAGGAAAACCGACTAGAGTTGCAACTATTGCAAAAGGCAAAAGAAAGACAAGGAGGGCGTAATGTTAGGGTTTCTTGGGCCAATAGCCAACTTAGCTAATACTTTTGTAGAGGGTCGTGTAGAAAAAACTAAAGCGGTAGCCAAAGCAAAAGTAGCCAGAGCAGAAGCTGAAGCGGAAGTTATGAAAGTAGCGGCTACGCATGAGGCGGGCTGGGAAAAAATAATGGCTGAAGCCAGCCAAGATAGCTGGAAAGACGAGGCGTGGACACTATTGTTTATAGCTATCATCGCAGCTTCATTTATTCCTTGGTGTAGGCCCTACATTGCAGAAGGCTTTCAAGCATTAGAAACTGCACCCGACTGGTTTACTTATGCTATGTATGCGTCTATAGCAGCGTCTTTTGGTATCCGTGGTATTAAAGGGATAAAAAAATAATGGCAGCAAGAAAAGCAAAATCTATTCCTAGAACTACAACAGGTAAGGGAGCTAATTACCGACCTACTAAATCCGGTGCGGGTATGACAAGGAAAGGTGTGAAAGCTTACCGTAAAGCTAACCCAGGGTCTAAACTTAAAACAGCGGTAACCGGCAAAGTTAAACCGGGAAGTAAAGCGGCTAAACGTAGAAAATCGTATTGCGCCCGTAGTTTAGGTCAATTAAAACGTAGTTCGGCTAAAACCAGAAATGATCCTAACTCAAGAATACGGCAAGCTAGAAGAAGGTGGAAATGTTAGAAAATTTTGTTAAAAGTTTAGAAACTGTGCTCAAACATGAGGGCGGCTATGTAGACCACCCTAAAGATCCTGGTGGTCGAACTAATATGGGTATTACTCAAGCGGTATATGAAAAATATCTTAACCGCACAGTAACTGAAGAAGAAATGAAAAACATAAAAATAGGCGATGTTCGCATAATTTATAAAGAAAATTATTGGGACAAAATAAAAGGAGACGATTTACCATCAGGTGTAGATTTTTGTGTCTTTGATTGGGCAGTTAACTCCGGTGTTTCTCGTGCTAGTAAAGCGTTACAAAAAATCATAGGCGCTAAAGCAGACGGTGTAATCGGTCCTAATACCTTAAAAGCGGTAGAATCAGCGGACTCTGAAGTAATCATTCAACAGCTAACAGAAGCTAGAGAAGATTTTTACAAACGACTATCGACTTTTGATACTTTTGGCAAAGGTTGGCTTAGTAGAAACGAAAAAACAGCAATGCTTTCATTAGAATTAAACCAAAAAGGAGTAGCGTAATAGGATAATATTAGATATATTTAGTAAATTATGGATTATATAGTATTAGTTCAACATATCCAGAAAACTATTAGGGACAGAAAAACAGTTGTTTTAAATGTTTTAGAAAATAACGGTATTAGTAGTATGGAACAATACCGGGAATTGATGGGTGAGTTGAACGGTTTAAATTACATTTCACAGGAACTCACGGGCCTGCTAGAAAAACAGGAGCTTTTAGATGAATGACGCAGTAACTTCTATTAATGAATCATATGTAGAAAGTGAAAAAAGGGTTTTAGACCCCTCTTTATTAGATAAATCGCTTATTGAACGGATGCCTCAACCCACTGGGTGGAGAATGTTAATTTTGCCTTATCGCGGCAAAGCAACAACAGAAGGGGGTATTCATATTCCAAACCAAGTGCTTGACGACGGTCAAATACAGACTGTGGTTGGGTACATTTTAAGACAGGGACCTTTAGCGTACAAAGATACTAATAAGTTTCCTGACGGGCCTTGGTGTTCTGAAAAAGACTGGATTATTTTTCCTCGTTATGCGGGCTCAAGGTTTCGCATAGAAGGTGGAGAAGTTCGAATTATTAACGATGATGAAGTTTTGGCAACTATTGCTGATCCTGATGATATTTTATCTTTTTAAGAGGTTAAGAAATGGCAAATACCAATGTAAAACACGAAGCTGACGACGGCCAAGTTCCTTTAGATTTCGAAGGAGAAGGGCAAGAAGTTATTGTTTCTGAAGGAGATTCTCCTGATCAACAAAACGAAACAGTAACTACTGTTGAGCCAGAAGTAGTTACGGAACAAGCGTCAGAGCAAGAAGAATACGATTCTAACGTACAAAAACGTATTAATAAGCTGACTAAAAAAATGCGTGAAGCGGAGAGACGTGAACAAGAAGCTATAAATTATGCTAAAAATGTTCAGGAACAAAACACGCAATATAAAAGCCGATTACAAGAGTTAGATCAAGGGTATGTTCAAGAATACGGTGGTCGAATAACTGCGGAGCAACAAACTGCGGAAGATGAGTTAAGACGTGCTGTAGAAAGTGGTGATACAAATGCTACGGTTGAAGCACAGAAAAAGTTAACGCAATTAGCGGTAGCTCAGGACAGGTATGAACAAGCTAAAGCGCAGCAGGAGCGACAAATACAGCAATCTGTTCAACAACAGCCTGTTCAACAACAGCCTGTTCAACAACCTGCTCAACCAGATCCTAAAGCAGAAGCGTGGGCCGCAAAAGATGAAAACTCCTGGTTTGGTCAAGATGAGGCGATGACTTTTGCTACCTTTGGAATACACAAGAAAATGGTAGAGACAGAAGGGTTTGACCCACAAAGTGACGAATACTATAATGAATTAGATAGGCGGATTAGAACAGAATTTCCGCACAAGTTTAATAACGGGTCCGGCAATCGACCCGCTCAGACCGTTGCCGGAACGTCCCGCTCACAAAAGTCAGGGCGCTCAAAAAAGGTTAGTCTCACCCGTAGCCAAGTTGCAATAGCAAAAAAACTGGGTGTGCCACTTGAAGAATACGCAAAATTCGTGAAATAGGAGAATATTATGTCTGAAATGAAAAAAGGTTTTGAGGGCACTAATAGAACTCCTCGCGCAAACAATACGAGAGAGAAAACGGCGAAGCGTAAACCGTGGACTCCTCCTCAACAATTAGATGCACCGCCTGCCCCAGAAGGTTTCAAACATCGGTGGATACGTGCTGAAGTACGCGGCGTAGAAGATCGCCAGAATATTTCCGCAAGACTTCGTGAAGGCTACGAGTTAGTTCGACGCGATGAGTATCCTGATTTTGAAGCTCCCGTTGCTGATTCAGGTCAATTCGAAGGTGTGTTTGCGGTTGGGGGATTAGTTCTTGCAAGGATACCGTTGGAAACAGTAGACGAACGTAATTCTTATTACGCTAGCAAACATGCTGATCAAATTGAAGCTATTGACCACGATCTTATGCGCGAGAACGCACATCCGACGATGACGATTGGGAAACCCGAACGTCAATCTCGTGTAACTTTTGGTGGTGGATCGGCTCAACGAGAGTCGTGAGACTTTAATTAGGATTTTAGAGGACTAAAAATATGGCAAACCAAGAAACTGCCTACGGTCTTCGTCCTATAGGACTAGTTGGAAGCGCAGTAAACTCTACTGGGGTAACTCAGTATGAAATTGCTACAGACGATACTAATGCAATCTACCAATATGAAATTGTAGTTCCTTTATCTACAGGTTTTATTGGTCAAGCAGCAGATACGGCTGGTGGCACAACTGCTTCCTTGGGCGTTCTTATGGGCGTAGAATATGTAGATTCTAGTCTAGGGAAACCTAGATTTTCTAACTATTGGCCGGGATCAAACAACGTAAGTGTTGACACGAATCATCCTGTCAAGGCTTTTGTTGCTGATAACCCTAACCAGCTATTTCAAGTAGCTAGTGATGCGTCGTTAACAGATAAAGCAACCGCGCAAGCGGCTGTTTTTGCTAACGCAACGTTGGGAACTTCAGCACGTTCTGGTTCTACCAGTACAGGCCGTTCAAGTTCGGCTCTTAGTGTTTCATCTATTGCTACTACAGCGACTCTAGGGTTGCGTATTGTAGGTATTCAGGATGACGAAGCTAATAGCGACTATACAGCAGCGGGTATTCCGTTGATTGTACGCTTGAACGCACATTTTAACGCTACTACGTCACGGTACGATTCACAGACTACCGCGACTAGTACAGGCATTTAAGGAGGGTTAGCAGATGGCTATATCACGCGCTCAACTCGCTAAGGAGTTGGAACCCGGCCTTAACGCCTTGTTTGGGCTGGAATATGACCGATACGAAGCTGAACACGCCGAAATATTCGACGAAGAAAGCTCTGATCGTGCATTTGAAGAAGAAGTAATGCTGAGTGGTTTTGGTACTGCTCCAGTAAAAAGTGAAGGCGGAGCGATTTCTTTTGATGACGCGCAGGAAACTTACACTGCTCGTTACACAATGGAAACGATTGCCCTTGCTTTTAGCATTACTGAAGAAGCAATCGAAGACAACTTGTATGACAAGTTAGCTTCGCGGTACACCCGTGCTTTAGCTCGTTCAATGTCGCAAACAAAGCAAATTAAGGCTGCGGCAATTTTGAACAACGCTTTTACAGCAGGTGCTTCTGCTATTGGTGATGGCGTGGCACTATGTAGTGCTTCACATCCGTCACTAAGCGGAAACCAAAGCAACATCTTAAGCACAGCAGCGGATCTTAATGAGACTTCTTTGGAGTCTATGATGATTTCTATTGCTGGGTTCACAGATGAAAGAGGGTTGAAGGTAGCGGTTCGTGGAATGAAACTACTTATTCCTAAAGAACTTCAGTTCATTACTGAAAGAGTTCTAAACTCTACCCTTCGTTCCGGTACTGCGGACAACGACATTAACGCTATGAAGAGCATGGGTATGCTTCCAGAAGGTGCGGTGGTAAACCACTTCCTCACCGATACGGATGCTTACTTTGTTAAGACCGATGCTCCAAATGGCTTCAAGTTGTTTAACAGGACCCCAATTCGCACCGCTATGGAAGGTGACTTCGACACAGGCAACATGAGATTTAAAGCTCGTGAAAGATATGCCTTTGGAGTTTCTGACTGGCGTTGTGTTTTCGGAACACCTGGAGCTTAGTATAAGGGGGCCTTTTGGCCCCCAACTTTAACTGGGAATAATTAGCCCTAGCGACTGACCCAGCAGACGCTTACCAAGACTCTAGGGCGAAACCTTTGGTAAGGAGGAATTACAATGGCAGTTCATTTTACTGGCCCTATTCTACACGCAGGTAAAGACGGTAACAGACAATGGTTTGAAAACCTTCCTGCTTCTCAAAACCCAGATTATCTTACTTATATGGACGATTTTACTGGGATCGCTTTAGATACTACTAATGACTGGACCGTTGTAAAAGACAGTTCAGCTACGGCTGCATTAGGTGCAGACGCTGAAAACGGTACTTTAGTTCTAACTTCGCAAGCTACTACAGACAATGACGGAGCTTCTGTACAGGGCAACGAAATTTTTGCTGTATCTTCTGGACGTGACATTTGGTTTGAAACCAAGTTGTTTGTTACAGATGCAGAAGGCGATGCGATGGATGTTTGTGTCGGGTTAACTGTAAATTTTGCAACTAACCCAGAAGCCATGCTAACGGCTGCTGACCGAATTGTTTTTCAGGTAGATGATGGCGATAGCAATATTGATTGCATTACCGAAAAAGATGGTACAGCTACTACTACTGATTCTGGTGTAGACATTGCAAGTGGTACGTATGTAACGCTTGGTTTTCATGTAAAAAGCACAGGAAGTGTAGAGTTTTTTGTAAACAGAAATAAAGTAGCTACACATACAGACAATATTCCGGATGATGAAAACCTTGCTATAGGTGCAATGGAACTTTCTGGTTCAGCTACCGGAACTAAGTCAATGACTATTGACTATCTGCTTGCTTCTCAAAACAGATAAGGAGTAATCAATGGTTGATAAAAAAGAAAAGGCTGACTCTAAAAAGACAGCGAGTAAACCTAAAAAATCGGAACTCCCTCCTGAAGGAAGTGCTGAGTATAAGTCTTTAGTTTTACAAGGTATTATTAAAGCTAAATAAGGAGGTAAAAGATGGCTGATGCAGTAAATGTAAGCACCATACAAGACGGTGGTCGAACCGCTATTTTTTACCTTACTAATACTAGTGATGGTACGGGTGAAGATGCCGTTACTAAAATTGATGTATCCGCGTTAGCTGCTAGTGCAGATGGTGACGCTTGTACAGGAGTTAGAATACAAAAAATTGTTTTTTCTACAGTAGGCATGGGCGTAAAACTTTTGTGGGACGCTTCGACGGACGTTATAATTGTAGAACTACCTCCTAATTATTCTGATACGCTTGATTTTAGTGATATAGGTGGTTTACCCAACTATTCTGGTTCAGGTAAAACAGGTGATGTGCAGTTAACTACGGTAGGTCATGCAAGCGGAGAGACATACGCAATTACAATAACTTGTGTAAAAGAGTATTAATTACTGTGAGGTAATCATGGAATTGTACACCGGGCTTGAAAAACAAGTTAGCGAGGAAATAAGGGCTTGGTCATTACATGCGTTAGAAAAGCCCAATCCTGCGTACAATAACTTTCCTGCGTGTCCTTATGCAGCTAAAGCATGGCACGACAATAAAGTAGGTATCGTGTTCAAGCACGATACCTCTTATCAACCGCTTTACTCTATTATTTCAGCTTATGACGATCAGTATGAGCTAATTATTCTTGTCGATTTAGAATACGAATCAAATGAAGACGATTTTCATCAGTATTTAGCTGATTTAAACGAGGCTATTGCGGATGGTATTTTTATTGATAAAGACATTTATTTAATGGGATTTCACCCAGAATCTGAGTCAAATGAAATTATTGACGACGGTGATTTTGAAACTAATTTAGACGAAGTCTATGGTATGATTTTTATACAAAGATTAAGTTTATTGTGTGAAACCTCAGAAAAATTAATGAGTAAAGGGTATTATAATCGTGAGCATGGTGCTTATGCGGTAAAAGAAATTTTAGATAAACGAAACGAGCTTTATAGGAGACTCAAAAGTGGGTAAACAAACGATATCACAAAGAAAGGCTCTTGCTATGGGCAAAAAAGCGCCACAAGGCAAAAGTCCTGTTAAAGGTATGCGGGCTGGTGGAGCCGTAAAAAAACCTAAAGGTATGATGGGTGGCGGAGCCGTTAAGAAAACAGGTGCTAAAGGTATGCGCGGTGGTGGTATGGTTAAGAAAACAGGCGCTAAAGGTATGCGCGGTGGCGGTATGGTTAAAAAGCCTAAAGGTATGCGCGGTGGCGGTATGGTTAAAAAAACCGGCATCAAGCGTTTTAAGAAAGGCGGAAAAGTTAAATAAATGGCTACTTCAAGCTCAAAGGACTTTGAATTAGATGTTTCTGATTATGTAGAAGAAGCGTTCGAGCGTTGTGGTTTAGAAGTACGTACCGGGTATGATTTAAAAACAGCTAAAAGGTCTTTGAACCTAATGTTAGCCGATTGGGCTAATCGTGGGTTAAATCAATGGACGATTAATGAAACGTCCATTACTACGGCTACAGGCGTTCGAGAGTATCCTGCGGGAACTTTAACCATGACTGTAGCGGCTAGTGCTAGTTTCTCTGTTGGTGAAACCATTACAGGTGGCACCAGCAGTGCAACAACAACTATAACAAACAAACCTTCAGCTACCAGTTTTGCTATAACCATACCTTCTGGAACGTTTTCTAATGGTGAAACCTTAACGGGTGGGACCAGTGGTGCAACTACTACATTATCCGCAGCGGTAGATTTAACTGATTTTAAGTCAACTATTGACGTTTTGTCGGTGGTAATACGTCGGGATGATACAGATTTTGCAGCCGATAGACTGAGCCGTGAAGCGTACTTAAATATACCGTCTAAATCTACAACGGGTCGTCCTTCGCAATTTTTTTTAGATCGGCAAATACAACCTGTGTTAAAAGTTTGGCCTGCGCCTGAAAACGACACGGATGTAATTATTTTTAATCGTTTAAGACGTATGGATGATGCGGATACTTTTACTAATGATCTAGAGATACCTTTTCGGTTTTACCCATGTTTAGCCGCAGGGTTAGCGTATTATTTATCTATTAAACGTGCGCCTAATAGAATCCAGGTGTTAAAGGGTATTTACGAAGAAGAGTTTGAACGCGCTATGGTTGAAGATAGGGATAGAGCTTCCTTTAACATTAAACCTAACGTAACAGGGACAGTTATCGCATGAGTAAGTTTGCGTCAGGCAAGTATGCTTTAGGCATTTCAGACCGTTCAGGGTTTGCTTATCCGTTAAACAGGATGCGAAAAGAATGGACAGGTGCTTTAGTAGGTTTTGATGAATGGGAAGCAAAAAGCCCTCAGATAGAACCTTTTCCTAAAGTAGATGACCCGCAAGCATTAAAAGATCCTAGACCAGACAGGTCTGAAGCGATGGTCGTGCATGTTGCAGCGCGAGATCCAGTAATAGAAGATTTCATACCTACCAAGGCTTCTGGAAACGTAGGTTCAGTAACGGTGACTACATCATGAGTTTTACATACGCTACTTTAAAAACGGCTATACAGGACTACACACAAAATACTGAAACTACTTTTGTTTCGCATTTAGACGATTTTATTAAAAACGCTGAAGAGCGCATATTAAAGAACATACAGCTTAGTTATTTCCGTAAAAATGTTTCGGGGTCAATGACTAGCTCTAATCGTTTTTTAGCGGCTCCTTCTGATTTTTTAGCCCCGTATTCTTTATCGGTAACCAGCAGTAGTGAACATGTTTTTTTAGAGTTTAAAGATCCGGATTTTATACAAACATTTAATCCAAATTCTGCTACTACAGGTACGCCGAAATATTATGCTACTTTTGACGTAGATAATTTTATTATTGGCCCCACGCCAGATGCTAACTATACCTCTGAACTGCACTATTTTTACCGTCCAGCAAGTCTAACGGCAGGAGCCGACGGAGGCACAACATGGTTAAGTGAAAACGCTACTTTAGCGTTGTTATATGGGTGTTTGGTAGAGGCGTATACGTTTATGAAAGGCGATCCTAGTTTGATGCAAGAGTACGAAAAACGACTAGGGGAAGCGCTTTTAGCAATGAAAATGTTTGGAGAATCTAAAGAAACGACGGACGAGTATATGACAGGTAAAGTTATTAGGCCGAAACAATAATGTTTAATGTAAGTGTAGAATCAAATATTGGAACCCCTACGGTAGTTACTACGCAGAACCGGGGCATGAACGCGGAAGAGTGGGCAGAATTAGCCGTTAATCGAATAGTCGCTGTATCGGCAAATGCACCCCCGCAAGTTCGCGAACAAGCGTTTGCATACAAAGCGATGATAAAAGCTTTGTTAGTGGATTATTTTAAAAAAGTTGCAAAAAGCGAAAAGTCTACGGCAAAGACTATTTGGAATGAGCAAGGTTTAGAAGGTTTAATGGAATATTTCGAGGATATTTGATATGGCAATAACACAAGCAATGTGTACTAGTTTTAAGAAAGAATTACTTGAAGCTAAACACAATTTTCTTAACAGCGGCGGTAATACGTTTAAATTAGCTTTGTATACAAGCTCTGCTTCTTTAGATGCGTCTACTACAGCATACACTACAAGTAACGAGGTAAGTGGCACAGGTTACACGGCAAAAGGCAACACACTAACTCGTGTAGATCCGACCACAAGTGGCACAACTGCGTTTACTGATTTTGCGGACACCACGTTTAGTTCTAGCACTATAACGGCTAGGGGCGCAATGATTTTTAACGAAGATACTTCAGGTGATACGTCTGTATTAATTTTAGATTTTGGTTCAGATAAAAGTTCTAGTTCAGGTGATTTTACTATAGCGTTTCCTGCGGCAGACGCGAGTAACGCAATTATTAGGATTGCGTAACGACTATGTCTTTTTCTGCGGGTTACGGTAGAGGAGGCTGGAGTAGCGGTAAATACGGACAACCTAATGCGGTAAGTGTTACCGGAGTTTCTGCTACAGGTGCGGTTGGCTCCGTTACGATTACGGAAGGCACGGGGATTTCAACCGCCGTAACTGGTTTAGCTGGCACAGGTGCAGTTGGTTCAGTTACTATTACCCAAGGCACAGGGGTTACGGTTAGTGCAACAGGTGTAGCTGGTACGGGTGCAGTTGGTTCTGTTGCTGTATCTACTGATAATACTATTGCCGTAACTGGAGTAGCTGCTACAGGCGAAATAAGTTCTGTAACCGCTGTAATACCAAAAACAGTAAATGTTACAGGCGTTGCGGCAACGGGCGCGGTAGGTTCTGTAACCGTAACGGAAGGTACGGGTGTTACCGTATCCGCTACGGGGGTATCTGCTACAGGCAGTGTAGGTAGTGTTACTGTTACAGGCGGTGCTATTGCAAGTGTTACAGGCATAGCGGCTACAGGTGCCGTTGGTTCGGTTACGGTAGCTACGGACTCTGTAGTAAGCGCGGTAGGCGTTTCTGCTTTAGGTAGAATAAACGACGTTACGGTTAATTTTGATTTTGTAGTATCGGTAACAGGCGTTTCCGCAGAAGTAGTTACTTCAGGCGCTCAGGTTTGGGGGTTAATTACACCAGACCAAACCCCTAGTTATAGCGCGATTACGCCTAGTCAGAGTCCGTCTTTTAGTGCTATTACACCTAGCCAAAGCCCATCTTTTACAGAAATAGTGCCTGGAAGTGAAGTAAATACGTTTACGGTTACGGTAGGGCCTAAAACAGGTGGTGGTAATGCTTTTTACATAGACGGAGTAGAACGTCCTGTTCTTACTTTACTAGAGGGCAGCATTTATCGTTTTGATACGTCTAGCAGCACCACGGCTTCGCATCCTTTTAGGTTATCTACTACTTCAGACGGTACACATGGTGGTGGGTCTATTTACACAGACGGTGTTACAATAGTCGGTACGCAAGGTCAATCCGGGTCGTATTTACAAATTACAGTTGCCTCTGGTGCGCCTACGTTACATTATTTTTGTACAGTGCATAGTGGTATGGGTAATCAGATAAACATAAACGCTCTTTTTACAGAAATTACGCCTAGTCAGACTCCGGACTGGCAAGACATAGCAGCATAGGAAAAAGTCATGACAAGTACATACACAGATAATTTAGGTATAGAGAAACCCGCAACCGGGGATAGATCGGGTACATGGGGGACCATGACTAATACCAACATGGATATTATAGATCGTAACGTATCCGGAGTAGGCGCAATAACTTTAAGCGGCACTACGCATACTTTAACAACTACAGACGGATCGTTGTCGGATGGACAGTTTAGAGTATTAGTTTTAGGCGGAAGTCCCAGTGGCACTAACACAATAACTATAGACCCAAATGATCAAGATAAGTTTTATTTTGTTGTAAACAACAGTGGTGAGTCTGCGATTATAAAACAAGGCAGCGGGTCTACTGTAACCATAGCCGACGGTGCATCAGACATAGTTTTTGCCGATGGTGCAGGAAGCGGGGCGGCTGTTACAAGTCTTTTTGGCCCTACTTCTGCTGCGGCTGCCGGAAGAACTTTTACAGCAGGCACCATTACCGCGGCTACCGCTTTTGTGCCAGACGCTGCTGACGGAGCTACATTAGGTACAACTGCATTAGAATTCAGTGATTTGTTTCTTGCCGATGGAGGGGTCATAAATTTTGGTAATGACCAAGACGTGACCTTAACACATGTAGCAGACACGGGAGTAACATTATCTGCGGGAAACAACGACACTACTTTTGAGATAGCAGCTAATATTAGTGATGGAACGGTTGGGCCATTTATAAAATTAAAACAAACTACAGGTAGTTCAGCCGCTAATGATCTAGGCGGCCAAATAGTGTTTGAAATGGAAAGTGACAGTGATACGCAATTTACCGCAGGGTCCGTACACCCGCAAGCAACTACCGTCACGGACGGTTCAGAAGTTAGTAATTTAATTTTTCAAACCAGTGTAAGCGGCGCACCTGCCGACGCTTTAATTTTAGGTACTCCAAATAATAATGGAACAAAATTTCGCGTAAATGGCACTATGGTAGATGACCAAGGTTTTGCTCAAAATACAGCAATGGTTTTTTACCAAGAAACTGCACCTACAGGGTGGACAAAAGTAACCAGTGGTATTGACGACAAAGCTCTTAGAGTACAGACGGGTAGTGCAGGTGGAACAACGGGTGGTAGTGTAGCATTTGAAACGGCTTTTGCTTCACAAACGCCTTCAGGTTCGGTTACTGTTACTGTAGCAAACCGTACTTTAACGGTAGATATGTTAGCAGTACACAGTCACAGTGTTCGAGGTTCAGTAGCCGCGTCTGGTGGTGCCGTATTCGGTGCGGGTGCCACATCAGGGACAAACACAGCAACCGAAGGTAACAGTGATCCGCACAATCACAGTGCTACAGGTAGTTTTTCCGGTTCTGCTATAAATTTAGATGTAGCTTATCTTAACGTAATTGTATGTACTAAGGACGCATAATATGAGAGTAACTATTGTTAGAGTAGATAATAAAGTGAGAAAGGACAGGCAATCACATAACATTGATTTGTCTGATTTAGATGAAAATATACATGCCATTCAATGGTACGGGTCTTCAGGTGAAATAGAGTACGTGGATGCTTCTGGTGCTAGAAATGAAACAATAACTAGCTTTACTCCTTATCAAAAATATGTGGATGCTTGTAACGATGGAAATAAAGCCTAAAACAAATTGTCCTTTAAATAATTTTGAGCCATGTAAAGAGCTAGAATGTGCTTGGTTTATGAAAATTGTAGGTAAAGATCCGCAAAGTAACAAAGAAATTGAGGATTGGGGTTGCGCTGTATCCTGGTTGCCTATTTTAACGATTGAAAATAGTCAGCAACAAAGACAAACAGGTGCGGCAGTCGAATCGTTTCGTAATGAAATGGTAAAAGCTAACGAAAATTCACAAAATGTTTTGTTACAAGCAGGTTCTCAGGGTTTAAAACTTATAAAGATTAAACAAAATGACCAGTAGTTATACCGTAAACAATGGACTCGAAAAACCAGCAGCAGGAGATCAAGAGGGTGCGTGGGGTGGCACACTTAATACTAACTTTGATATTATTGACCGCGTATTGTCTGGGGTTGGTTCTATTTCACTATCTGGGACTACTCACACTTTAACTACTACTGACGGTACGTTAACCGATGGTATGTACCGGGTGCTGGTGTTTACAGGTGCGTTAGGCGCAAACAATACGGTTACTATCAGCCCTAATGACCAAGACAAATTATATTTTATAGTCAACAACACCACCGACAGTGGTAGTAGTGGGCCGTACTCTGTCATTATAAAACAGGGTACAGGAGCTACTGTTACGGTAGAAAATGGTCGAGCCGATATTGTTTATGCAGATGGTGCGGGTTCTGGTGCTGCGGTAGTCAGTCTTGGTACTGAAATAGGACAAAGGGCATTTGATCTATATACGTATACGGCTTCTGCGGGGCAAACTACTTTTACGGGGTCAGATACATCAAGTAAAACTTTAGCTTATAGCGCGGGCAATTTATTTGTAACGCTAAACGGTGTGACTTTAGAAAATGGTACGGATTACACAGCTACCAATGGCACGAGCGTAGTGTTAACCGATGCTGCAACAGCAGATGATGAATTAAATATCTATGCGTTTAATACGTTTTCTGTAGCTAATGTTACTACAGCCAGTGCGGATTTTAGTATTGGTGATGACTTAAGTTTTACTAGTGACGGCGCAATTATCAACATGGGTGCGGATAGTGATGTAACTTTGACGCACGTTGCAGACACTGGCGTTACGTTATCTGCTGGAGACAATGCTACAGTTTTACAATTAGATTCCAACGACTCTGGTGCAAGCAGTGGCCCAAAAATTCTTCTTAACAGAACCAGTGATAGTCCTGCCGATGACGATTATACAGGCACAATAATTTTTCAAGGTGAAAACGACAATAATCAACAATTTAAAACTGCCCAACTTAGCGCACAAGCAAAAGATGTAAGTGACGGGACAGAAGATAGTGAGTTACAACTTGCAACAATAATAAATGGTACTCTAACAAATGGCGTAGTAGTGACTAGTAATGGAGTTTCTATGCCAACACAACCTGCGTGGGGAGCAAGAGGCACAGGTTCAGTAACAATGAGTGGCACATCTTCTTATGTCGTTGCGGCTAATAGTGTAGAAGTTGTAGATATTGGCGGCAATTACGACACTTCTACTTACCAATTTACTGCTCCTATGGACGGAACTTATTATGTTGCTATGTCGTTTTGTCCTACTACGTTACCCGGAGTCACTGGGCCAGCACAGTGGTTATACAAAAATGGTAGTGCTCTTAAAGAACTAGGTATTAATTATAGCTCAGATCGTTTTGAAACAACTACAGGGGTTTACATATTATCGTTAGATGCAGGAGATTATATTGAACAAAGAATGGTAAATTACAACAATACGACTTTTGTGTTAGATAGAAGTAGAGGATTTTTTGGCGGATTCTTAATAGGATAACGATATGGCAAAAGAAATTAAAATTACCGTTACAGATTCTGAGTATAAAGCTTTAGAATATGATATTTATACTCCGCAAACATGGGTAGAAAATTTTACAAAAGTAAAAGCTAATAAATGTAAAACCCAAATAATTACAAAACTAACAGAGCATTGTAACGCAAACAGCATACAAATAGCAGTAGGCGAAGATGCCCAAATAACTCAAGCCTATGATTTGGGTGTTATAGAAACGGCTAAAGAAAGAACAGATGCTTTAGCAAGTGGCCCAGAATAATGGCTAGTAATGCAAGACAAATAGCTTCTTTCCCACCACCAACTTTTAGAGCGTGTAAAGTAACTAGTAACCAGACTTTTTCAAATGCTACTTACACTAAAATAACTTTTAACCAAGAAGATTGGGATATAGGTGGTTACTATGCTTCTGATACATATACACCTTTAGTACAGGGTTATTATCAAGTAAATGTATCATTGTCTCTTACTTCGGGTAATGACCACGATGGAGGGTTAGTAGCAATATACCACAATGGAAGCATGACAAGGTTTAACAGACTTTATCGAGCAGGATTAACAAATGATGATTTTTATTTAACTACGTTTAAATTTAATGGAATGGTATATATGGATGGTGTGGATGATACGCTTGAAGTGTATTATTACTCTTACTCTGAAGATAGTGGGGATTGCACGATTGGAGCAGATAGCAGGGCAACTTATTTTGAAGCATTTTTAGTATCAAGGTCAGGATAATGTCTTTAGTAGATAAAATTAAAAAAATATACCCATCTTTAACCAGCGAAGATTTTGACGTTACAGCTAAAGGTACAATTTTAATTCAAAACGATAGTGATGGAAAAAACGATTATATTAAAGAGTGGAAACACCCTTCGTTATCTAAACCAACGGATGAGCAATTAGCGGATGCCGACTAATGGAAAACACCGAAAAATTACATGAACTAACCGCTCGGCTCGAAGCCCACGTTGCACGTTGCGAAGAACGGGATAAAACGATATTTAACCGATTGGATAATATAGAACGCAATATACGACAGCATACCTTTGCATTATTAGGCGGTATGGGTACAGTAGTTATAACGTTGTTATTGAGATTACAGTAATGCCTTTAACCAAGTTACAGTTTAAACCCGGAATTAATAAAGAAAACACGTCGTACAGTAACGAAGGTGGCTGGCGCGATAGTGATAAAATACGGTTTCGGTTTGGTGTGCCGGAAAAAATTGGGGGCTGGATAAAAAATACTAATGAAACTTTTTTAGGGACGTGTCGTGCGTTAAAAACGTGGGTTACGTTAGCTGGATTGGAGTTAATTGGGGCTGGAACACATTTAAAATATTATATTAACCGGGGCGGGTCGTACAATGACATTACGCCTTTACGGTCTACTACCGCTGCTGGCGACGTAACTTTTGCGCGTGTTGGCGTAGGTGACGCTACTATTACAGTTACAGACACAGGTCACGGTGCTGTACAAAACGATTTTGTTACTTTTTCTGATGCAGCGAGTCTTGGTGGCAATATAACGGCGGCGGTCTTAAACCAAGAATATCAAATCGCTACTATTGTAAACGCCAACTCATACACGATTGAAGCAAAAGACACCAGTGGTAGTACGGTTACTGCGGCTAGTGGCGACACAGGCAATGGCGGTAGTTCGACGGTAGGAAAGTATCAGATAAATGTGGGCTTAGATAGCACGGTTTTTGGTACTGGTTGGGGAACAGGCACCTGGGGCCGTAGTACGTGGGGTTCGGATGGTGAACGAACGCTTTCGGACATTATGCGGTTATGGTCACACGACAACTTTGGTGAAGATTTGTTGATTAACCCGCGTGATGGCAGTATTTATTATTGGGACAGTAGCGCGGATACGTTAGGTAGTTCAAGAGCTACCGAACTTAAAGACGTGTCTGGCGCAGATTCGACCACCCCGACAATAGCTAAACAGGTAATGGTCGATCCTAACGTACACGTTATTGTTTTTGGTTGTGACCCGGAAAGTGCTATTGGAACGCAAGATCCGTTATTGATTCGGTTTTCTGATCAAGGCACGGTTACTACATGGCAGTCTTTAGCGACTAATTCTGCTGGTGATTTACGTATAACCAGTGGTTCCGAAATAGTTCAAGCGGTAAAGACACGGCAACAGATTATTGTTTTTACGGATGTGTCACTTCATACGTTGCAATTTTTAGGTCCTCCGTTTACTTTTGGTTTAAATCTGGTATCGGAAAACATTACGATTATGGGGCCTAATGCGGCTAAATCGGTAGATGATTTTGTGTTCTGGATGGGCGCAGAAGACTTTTATGCGTATGACGGGCGTATACAAAAAATACCTTGCACGGTGCAGTCTTATATTTTTGATGATTTTAACCTAGAACAAAAAGAAAAAGTATTTGCTGCGTTAAACAGTAGTTATAACGAAGTCTGGTGGTTTTATCCGTCAGGAGATGCGACAGAAATTGATCGGTACGTTATTTATAATTATGCAGAAAAGTCGTGGGCGGTAGGCACTTTATCGCGTACTGCGTGGATAGATCGTGGTATTTTTGATTATCCGCTTGCTACAGATTCAAGCGGCGTGTTGTACGCACACGAAAACGGGTTAAATGACGGTAGCACATCCCCGTCTTCGGCTATTAACGCGCACATAGAATCCAGTCAGATAGATATCGG